GGTGCTGGTGCTGTGGTTCGGCTATCGCTGCGCGTTAGTGATCGTCGACAGTTCGGAGAAGTTGCTCGGGCCGAGACGCGGTCCTGCTGTGGTGATCATGCTCGGCGTGATGGGGTGGGCCTGTGTGCTGACCGAACTGCTGACGGGAGGAAGGTGACCGATGAACCTAAACATCTGCGGACTCAAGACGACGCGAGAGGCGCTCGTGCTGGACATGGCCGCCGCGGCGAAGAGGTACGCGCTCAAGATCCCTCTGGGCATCCTGGAGGGGCTGTCGTGCTACGTCGTCGACGGCCGCCCGACCGGCGACTTCCTCCGAGCCGTCCTGACCAACGACTTCACGGGCTCGGTCTGCCGCGCGGACGAGGCGAGCCAGGAGGCGTTCGTCAACATCGCCAAGTTCGTCGTCAACGAGCTGCCGTCGGTGTGCTGGGGTTCGGTTGAAGCGGTCGACGCCTGGATCGACGCGCACCGCGCGGCGCGGGGAGGGGAGGAAGTGTGATGCTGTGTCCTATCAAAGAGTCCATGATGGTACGGAAAACCGGAGAAGTAGATGGTCAGCCGTTGCACCAAGTTCAGCCCGACTGCGACGAGGGGAAGTGCGCGCTGTGGGTGCATCGTCCAAACGCGACCGACCCGGATCGACGTGGCGCTTGCGCTCACGCGAGGCAAGTCGAGGTCCTCGGCGGCATCGCTGCTCAGCTTGAACACCTGCCTGCCAGGATCGAGGCGCGTCTCGATCGCTTACTCGTCCGTTTTCTTATCGAGAAAGGGGACGGATAATCATGGGCTGGTTCCTGATCAAGCGCCCGCGCAGGCGGGTGCGAATCGGTTGGTCAATCAGCCGCGGCGTCGGGTGCCTTCTGGCCTGGTTGACGTTGCTCGCGGTCTCCGCGACGTTGGTCGTGACGCTCGGGCGCCACGTCGCCCGGGCGATGGACGCGCCGCCTCGTTCGCCGGCGGCGATCTGCGACGGGAGGTGGTGAGGCGATGACGATGATCCCTGTTGAGTCCGTCGAGTTCTACACGTTCTGGATGTGGCGCGGACGCGACGAGTCGCTGCGCGAGAAGAAGGACTGTCTACCCGGCGGTGGCCCCATAGTCGGCGCCAACGTCTTCGTCGGAGACGAGGGCACGGGCGTTCCGACCGCGGTCCGCGGCTTCTCGGCCTACGGCTACGAGTCGGCGAAGCAGGCGGCGTGGGTCGCGCTCCGCGCGGCGCTGAGGACGGGCAACGAACTGGCAAAGGCGGGCCGGTTCGTGCGGGCCGAGCCTCACGCCGAATGGGTTCATCGGTCAAGCCTGCGGTGCGTCCACGTGGTCAACATCGCCTACGCGAACGACGGCGTCGAACGAAGGGAGATCGTCAAGGTCCGCGATGCCGTGACGGACAACGAGGATCGTGTTCCGATTCCCCTCGATGACCTTTACGCCGGATGGTGCCCGCTGGACCAGTTCACGAAGGGCGCGCCGGTCGAGCCGACGACGGAGATGGGGGGTGAGGGGTGATGCGGTCCTCTATATTCGACGTTGCCTTGCGGATCGAGGTCGAGTCCGACGAACCGGGAATCCGAAAGGTGCTGGAGCGCTTCATCGCCGCGCGTCTTTGCAAGATGCAGGTCGGCACCTATGCGGCGAGAGACACCACATTGCTGCGGATAGAAGTCGTGGCTGCGCCGGCACCGGCCCGAGGAGGTGATCCCGATTCCTAAGAGACAGCGGGCCCCGACGTTCTTCGAGACGCTGCGGTCGCTCTGGCGCGCGAGGCGCCACCTGTGGTCGCTGTTCTCCGAACTGGGCGAGCACACGACGGCCTGGTCCTACGCGATGATCGCGACGGCCAACGGCCTCGAGGAGAAGCGCGAGCGTGCGGAGGCGCGGGCGAAGAAGTCGTGGGCGTACCTCGACTTGGCTGGTGCCGAGATCGAGAGGAAGGACGTAGCGATCATCACCCTCGAGGCGCAGGTCGCCAAGTTGCGTCGACCCAAGGGCAGGCAGGTAGCCTCCTCCCTCGAGCCCGACCGTCTCCACGCGCAGCTCTCCGCCGTTCGCGCCGAGGCGCCGCCGATCACGAACAACGCCATCACAGAGTACCTCCGAGCCAGGGACGCCGACGAGCCGGCCGCGATCCCCGGCCTGCGGGTGCAGCCGCACGAGGGCGGAGAGCGCGACGCCGGCGACGGGCTGGTACTCCCGATAGACTGACTGTGTGATGACATCGCTGCGCTCCACGGCTCAACACCACGCAGCGCTTTGCCGCGCGGTACGCCTCATCGCTTTGCACCTCAACTCAACGATGTCTGCTATCATAGTGTCGTCCACCACTTCGCTTCACGCCGCCGTGCATCACTTCGCGATACTTTGCACTACAGCTCGTCGCTGCGCCCCTCAACTCAACGATGTTCGCCATCATTGCCTGTAGGACATTGCCCCGCTCCACGCCGCTTTTCGCTGCCATGCCCTACAGCACAGCACTTCGCCTCACACTACGCCGTAACGCAACTCAACGAAAGAGAGGAGTACCGCCATGCCAGTCGCAATCGTCAAGCTGAAGTCGGAAGGTCCGTACTCTCAAAGCAAGCCCATAGGTGTTCCGAAGGAGGACAAGGAGGCCGCCGAAGCGTACGACGAGCGCACTTGGATGGAGCACCTCCACTACGATGAGAACGATGAGGTCTTCATCCCGCCGATGGCGTTCAAGAAGGTTCTCGACGCCGCCGCTGCGCGCACGGGTATGAAGCGTAAGAACAAGGGTCAGGCGACATTCACCAAGCTGTTCGTGTCGGGGGTGATGGTCGTCGACCCGGTCATGCTCGGGATCCGTAAGGACGAGTTCGAGTGCGACATGATCTACGCGGACAGCCAAGGGTCGAAGGGTAGCACGAGCAAGCGCGTATGGCGTCGCTACCCGACGACGAAGGCGTGGGAGGCGACGGTGACGTTCCACGTACTCGACGCCGAGATCACCGAGGCCATCTTCAAGGAGCACCTGGAGACCGCCGGGCTGTTCGTCGGCGTCGGTCGTTTCCGCCCCGAGAACGGCGGGTACTACGGACGCTTTAGCATCGTCGAGATGGAGTGGGTAAAGTAGGGTATTCACCAGCGCATCACGCTTCTGCGCCACGCTTCGCTCCACGGCGCCTTGCAGCACGCCGCAATGCCCCTCGCAGCTTTGCGTTTCGCCGCCGCTCTGTGCTCCGCGACACGTTTCCGCGCAACGCAACTCAACGACTACCAAGGAAGAGAGGCCCATCATGCCGACCAATCTGTTTCCCCCGAGCGAGGACTTGATTACGTTGACGGAGTACTTCAGGGACCAGAAGCCGGGGACCGAGCTGTCCTACACGATGATCGAGGACGACACCGGCGTCGCGATGGATCTTGCCGGGAAGGACAAGATGCGCCGCGCGATCCTGCGCGCGGGCCACGCCGGGCATCGCCCCGCGCCGCCGGGCGGCGGTTGGGGCATCGTGATCGCCTCTGCCGACGACGCGTTGCCGGAGACGGGACGGCGCTGGAAGAAGGTGCTTCGAGGTATCTTCAGGGCGGGTCAGTATGCGAGCCGTCAGATCTCCCGCAACGGTCGGGAGATGACCAACTACGTGAGGGAACGCATGGAGTTATCGGTCATCGGGGCGAAGGCGATGGGGATGGCGGCCAAGAAGGAGCAGATCGCCGTCGTCGATCGGACGACGCAGATTCCTCCGGAATTGCCGGCGAAACCGCAGGCATCCTCGACACCCCCAGAGAAGACCTTGCCGTCTTCGGTATATCCGACGCCGCCGATACCGCCGCCGTCTTGACATTTCTAAACGTAAAGACGTATGATGACCGCCCGTAGGACAGAGGAAGGAGGCGGTTCGATGGCCCAGACGGAGATTCAGAAGACCGACAAGATGCGCGAGGTGGAGCGGCGACGGCTCGGCGGGCGGTGTGTCCGCGAATTCATCGTCGCGTCGTTCAACGCGGGCGAGTCGAAGACCTGGATCGCGAAGCGGCTGGGCATCTCGTTTCAGGCGTTGGCCGGCTCGGAGAATTGCTGGCTGAAGCGCCTCGGCATCAACACGAAGACGGTCGCCGTCGTCGAGTAGGCGGCGGCCGCGGAGAGGAGGGGCGACCGCTTGGCAACGGCGACCCCCACGGACAGATGGAAACACCAGGACGATGCGTTTCAGTTTTGCGAAGACAAGCCGGCGGCGATGCTGGCGTTGGATATGGGAACAGGGAAAACGAAGGTCGCGCTTGACCTCCTGGCCGCGCGCGACTGCTCGCGCGTCCTGGTCCTGTGCCCGAAGAGCGTGATCGCCGTCTGGCCGAAGGAGGCGGCGAAGCACCACCCCGAACGCTGGGACGTGCTGCCGCTCGTCAAGGGTTCCACGACGAAGCGCGCGGAGGCGCTGGAGACGGCCGTTCGTAACGGGCACCAATTCAACAAGCCCATCATGGCCGTCCTCAACTACGAGGCCGTCCTGCGTGATCCGATGAAGGCCTTGCTCACGCGGTGCCGGTGGGACGGCCTGGTCTTTGACGAGAGTCACAGGATCAAGGGCCCCGAGGGTAAGGCGTCGCTCGTCTGCCAGAACATCGCGGCCCGTGTATCCGCCCGCAGCGGCACGCGCCTCGCCCTCACCGGCACGCCGATGCCGCACGACCCCCTGGACATCTACGCGCAGTACCGGGCGCTCGACCCCTCGATCTTCGGCGACTCCCACCGACTGTTCGTGAGCGAGTACGCGACCCATACCGACGGCGTGAAGACGACGCACGCGACTCCGGCGTGGGAACGTGCCGGGCACGCCTCCGCGGCCGAGGGCGCCCGGGCGTCGGGCGTCGCCCGCGCCGTTGCCTACAAGTGGCGCAAGATCGCGGAGGCCGAGGCTAAGGTCGGCGGCGCCCTGCGCTCATGGGTGACGGGCCAGATTTTCGGCGGTAGGTCGGTGGCCGACTGCGCGGGCCAGCTCGGCGTGAACGCCGGCGTGCTCGTGTCGTGGATGAGGGAGCTCGGCCTGCGGAGCTATAGGCAGCTCGACGGGTTCAAGAACCTGGACGAGCTCCACGAGCGCATGTACCGGATTGCGTTCCGCGTACGGGCCGACGACGTGCTCGACCTGCCTCCGACCACGGACCAGACCCGGACGTGCGAGCTGTCGAAGGGCGCGGCGCGGGTTTACCGGCAGATGGACAAGGAGCTGCGGGCTCAGGTCGGAACAGGCGAGATCACGGCGGCGAACGGCCTCGCCCGGCTAATGCGGCTCCAGCAAATCACGAGCGGCTACCTGCCTATTGACGGCGAGACCGCCGTCGTGGACGACTCGAAGAGGGAGCTGCTGGCCGAGGTCCTCGAGGATATGGGCTTCGCCGGCGCGGACCCCCCGTCGGTCGTCGTCTTCTGCCGGTTCCATAACGACCTTGACGCCGTACACGAGGTCTGTCGCGATCTCAACATGACGTGCTGGGAGCTGTCGGGTCGGCAAAACGACCTCGAGGACTTCCAGCGGAACGGTCACCTCATCGCCGTGCAGGTGCAGGCCGGCGGCCTGGGTATCGACCTCAGCCGGGCCCGGTACGGCCTCTACTACTCGCTGGACTGGAGCCTCGGCAACTACGAGCAGAGTCGGGCCCGCATTCACCGTCCGGGTCAGGAGAACCACGTCACGTACGTCCACCTGGTCGCGGCGGGCACGGTGGACGAGGTGGTGCTCGACGCGCTGGAGCGGAAGGCCGACGTCGTGAACGCGGTGGTCGACGATATGCGCGGGTGAAACCGCAAAACAGAGAGGAGCCTATCGATGATGTCACAGCAGGCGAAATGGGGTTACCTCGTCGAGGTCGATTCCGACCGTCATGATGGACTCTCCGAGGTGTTCGATGCGTTACTTCGTGCAGGTGCCGTAATCCGGCTAGTCGGCATTAGGGATTCGTCCGGCGCGTCGGCGGAGGCCGAGGAGTCGTCGAAGCCACCTCCGCCCGTCGAAGAGGACGTCGACGATGACACCTCCGCCCGCGCCCCTTATGAGTGTGACGAGTGCGATCGCTCATTCACGACGGCGCGCGGGTTGAAGATGCACAATGCGAGGATGCACAAGGTCGAGGATGACGTTGACGATGACCCTCATCGGGTCTCGCATGACTGCGATATGTGTAGCCGTACCTTCGATTCGAAACAGGGATTGGCCTTGCACAAGACGAGGACGCACAAGCCGAAGAAGAAGGCGGGTCGCCCGCTGGCCTCTGCTACGACCCTTCCTCCGCCGCCGCTGGACGAGGATGATCCGGAAGATGATGATATGGGCGACGACGAGTAGCGGACTCGACGGAGCAACATGACAGAGAGGAGCAACGGCCATGTCCGAAGACCTGAAAGGCCTGACGGTGGTAAGCCTCCAGGGCGAGGGGTTCATGCGCCTGAAGGCGATCACGCTGGTGACCGACCCGGACGACCCGCTGGTGCTGATCACCGGCGCGAACGGCGTCGGGAAGTCGACGGTGCTGAACATGATCTGGTGCGCGCTCGGCGGGGAGGGAGTCGTCTCCGAGATCGCCCCGGGCAGTCCGGTCAGCGATGGCGCCGAGGAGGCGGAGATCACGCTCGACCTGGGCGACATCGTCGTCCGGCGCCGGTTCCGAACCGAGGCGGTGCTCGACGAAGAGGGCGAGGAGACCGGGGCGCGCGTCTACAAGGACAGCGGCCTCGTCGTGACCAACGCCGAGGGGAGCTTGACCTACAACTCCCCGCAGACGCTTCTCAACGAACTCATCGGCCGGTTCACGCTGGACCTGACGACCTTTCTCGACGCGGACCCGAAGGACCAGCTTGACACGGCCATCGAGCTCGCCGGGCTGACCGACGAACTATCCGCGCTCGACGGGCGGCGAGACGCGCTCTACGTGAAGCGCACAGGGGTCAACTCCGCGCGTGACAGCGCGAAGGCCGCGGCTAACGAGATCGAGGCGCCGGACGAGCGACCGGACGTGCCTGACGTGACGGAGATCCTCGCGCAGCGCACGCAGCGGGAGGCTGAGTGGCGCGCGGCCAACGACGAGGAGAGCGCGAAGCAGAAGGCGTTGAACGACGCGCAGGCCGAGGCCCAGACCTTCGTCGACCTGCAGGACCGTGGAAAGCGAGAGTTGGCACAGGCGACCGTAGAGGTCGCACGGTTGACGGCCGAGCTAGGGAAGGCGGTCGAGAATCGGAATCACCTCGTCGGTACGTTAGAGCATCTCGAAACCGAACTCGGGAAGGCCGAGGAGACCGTCGAGAAGCTCCCCACTCCCGTCGAAGTCCCCGACCCCGACTACTCCGACCTGGACGCGCAGGTCACCGGCGCCGACGAGGCCCGGACCCAGGCGCGAGCGTTCGACGATCGGGCGGCCAAGCTGCAGGTACAGTCGACGCAGGACGCGGCTTCCACGGCTCTCTCCAACGAGATCAAGGGCGTCGACGCGGAGAAGCGCGTCCTGGTCGCCGGCGCTGACTTGAAGGTGCCGGGCCTCGGCTTCGGCGACGACGGGCTCACGTGGGTCGGTGAAGACGGCGTAGAGCACCCGCTGGCGCAGGAGGGTACGGGCGTCAAGCTCCGCGTGGCGATGGCCGTGGCGATGGCCGAGGACAGCGGCATCAAGGTCATCCGGATCGACGACGGCGAGCGGTTCGACCAGAAGAACCTCGCCCTGATTCGCGAGATGGCGGCCGAGAACGGCTACCAGGTATGGATGGCCCGCGTGGACGAGAGCGGCGCGGTCGGCTTCGTGATCGAGGACGGCGCGCTGGCGGCGTAGAGACGGTGGCGCGAATCGACGGACGACAGAAAGGGGAACGACGAGATGGCGAAGTACTATCGACGGGACGGAACGCCGTGCGAGATGCTGGAGTGGGCGGAATCCTTCGAGAATCCGGAGTTGAAGATCGTTGCCCAGACAGAGCTTCCCGAGGGTGAAGTGAGTACCGTCTGGCTTGGTCTCGATCATCAGTTCGGTGATGGGCCTCCACTCATCTTCGAGACGATGGTGTTCGGTGGCGAACTCGACCAGGAGTGCGAGCGGTACTCGACGGAGGAGGAGGCCAAGGCGGGGCATGAGCGGTGGATTCAGAAGGTGCAACGGACGGCGAAGGACTAGCGCCCGAAAGGGGAACGACGAGATGGCCTATTCGGAAGAGGATCTGTGTGCAGCGGTCGGGAGGGCGGTGGAGTTTCTGATTGATGGTTGCTCTAAACCGAGGGGTGCGTTTGTTGATGTGGAGGTAATGCTCCGCATAACGGGAGACAATACGGTTGATGTAGATAGCGTGCATGATAGGCTGCGTGCTTGTTCATCAGTGATCGAGTTCAGCGAGGATGGCACATGCGCCCGACCAATGCCGAGTATGTCCGCTGACGAGGTGCGGGGTACGTTAGCGTGGACGCTGCCGGGAGAGGCGTCGCCCTTTCCTCCGCCAGCGTACACGGAAGCCCCCAACCCCCTTGAGGACGAAGAGAAGCCCGACCCGCCCGCCGGCAACGTCGACCTCGAGCTTCTGCGCGAGTACGTCGTCATCGTGGACCGGCGGAAGGAGATCAGCGCCGAGGACCGGCGCCTCAAGTCCGACAAGAACGACGCCGAGCAGGTGATCGGGGGCATGTACGCGGAGGCGGGGGTGAGTTCTGTCAATGTGGACGATAGCAACGTCCACGCCCACGAGTTCGGCTTCGCCGTATTCCCGGCGGGGGAGGAGGTGGCGGTCGATGCGCTTCGGAAGACGGACTGGGACGCGGTTCGGGCGGCGGCCGAGTCGGAGGACTGGCAAGCGGTGGTCGCGGCCATCGCGGGCGACGGCACGGGCGCGATGCTCGCGTTCGGCTTCAACAAGAACACGCTTCACGCGTACGTCCGGGAGCAGATCAAGCAGCACGACAGGCTCCCGTCAGAGTTCGAGGGCCTCATCGACTACGCGGCGAAGTGGCGCGTGGGCGTCAAGTCGTAGCAGGCCGCGCCTTCAGGCGGGCCAAGAACAACGGGGAACACCTGAACGGAAAGAGGCAGCGATCATGGGCAAGAAGACAGACGAGCTGGCGAAGGTCGTAAACGACTTCGGGCCGCTGGCGACGTTGGCCGGAGACGCGTCGCCGCACCGGGAGGCGCTGGAGGCGAACGCCGCCGGCAACCTCGACCTCTGGAGTCTCGACGGGATCAAGGTCCCGGCGGGCGGCACGACGAGTTGGGAGCTCGCGGAGCTGGGCCTCGACAACGCGCCACACATCGACGGCGTGATGCTGTGGATGCACAACGTCCGCGTGTACTACGACGAGCCGTTCACCGGGGCGGGCGGACCGCCGAGCTGTACGAGCAACGACTGCGAGACCGGCGTGCCCCGAGCCGTCAACGGCGAGGCGCTCGACTACGGCGGGGCCTGCCACGCGTGTCCGAAGTCGAGGTTCGGAACTGCCACGAACGAGAAGGGCGATCTCGGAGCCGGCCAGGCGTGCAGCGAGCGCAAGATCATACTGCTGCTCGTGGAGGGGCTTGGTATCCTGCCGATCCGCCTCTCCGCGCCGCCGACCAGCGTCAAGGCCGTCGAGCGGTACAGCATCATGGTGCTGGCGAACAAGCACGCACTGAGGTACTGGCACGCCGTGACGCGCCTGAAGCTGAAGAAGGAGGCCAACAAGGGCGGTATCGAGTACTCCGCCGTCGAGCCCGAGTTCCTCGGGGCGCTCTCCGAGGACATGCGCGCGGCGGCCGACGCGTACCGCGACGACATCCTCGCCAGCACCATCGACGCCGCCACGCGCCAGCCGACGCCGGCGGCCACAGCGCCCGTCGCTGAACCCGCGGAGACGGAGGCCCCCATCGACCCCGAGTAGGTCGTTCGCACTGAGGCGACGCACGGAGGGGGGCGTTGTGTCCCCCTCCGCGAACGACTTCCGGGAGGGTTGCGATGGCGATGGCGAAGCAGACGCAGAAGTTCTTGAAGCTGCTCTACGGCGACCTCCCCGAGGGCTTGCTGTTCCTGGTGTGGTCGCTGCAGGACAAGCAGAGCAAGTGGTTCTCCGACCCCGAGAAGGCCGCCGCGCACGTCGTGAAGCACGGCGCCGGCAAGGACATGTACTGCGGCGTCGGCCTGGTCGCCGAGGACCTGGGCGAGAAGAAGCGCACGAGCCGCGACACGGTGAAGGCGTTGGTCGGCGTCGTGGCCGACGTGGACTTCGCCGGCGAGGGCAAGCCAGGATACCCGCCGTCCGAGGCCGAGGCGCTGGCCGTGATCGAGGCCACCGGCGCCGAGCCGACGGTCGTCGTCCACAGCGGCAACGGCCTACAGTGCTGGTGGCTGTTCAACGAGCCGCACGAGGCCGGCGCCGACGACCTCACAGCGCTGTCTCGCGGCTGGCACGACACCGTGAAGGAGCACGCGCGGCGGCGCGGCTGGACGGTCGATTCGGTGTGGGACGTGGCCCGCGTGATGCGCGTTCCGGGCACCTTCAACCACAAGCAGAAGGATGACTCGAAGCTGGTCACGATTCACACGCTCAACGCGAAGGCCACCTACGAGCCGGAGCAGCTCCGAGACCTCTTCGTCCCGTATCACGACGACACCACGGGCAAGACGGTCGCCGCCGGCGCGACCCCGACGCGCGACGACTGGCCCTCGGTCAACATCCTCGGCCCCTTCCCCGACGACAAGCACTCCGCGCTGATCGAGAACTCCGCCCAGTACAAGCGTACCTGGGAGCACGCGCGCTCTGACATGCGCGGGGCCAGCCTCTCGCAGTACGACCAGTCGCTGGCGAACCAGCTCGTGCAGGCCGGGCTCGGCGGCGACGAGATCGCCGCGGTCCTGCGGCGCCACCGGCAGCGCAACGGGGACGGCACCGACAAGCTCAACCGCGTAGACTACTACCAACGGACGATCTTCACGGCGCGGCGGGCTCACGACCAGGACGGCGACGAGCAGCGCATAGCGGAGATCGTCGCAGGGGACGAGGTCAGTCGCGAGGAGCAGATACAGGCCGTCGCCCGGCGGCTCGACGTGCCGATCACCAACATCCAGGTCATCACCGGCGTTCCGAAGACCTTCCGGTTCTGGGTAGGCGAGGACTGCGTGGAGATGCCGAGTTCGGCCGTCGTCCAGCAGAATCGATTCATGTCGCTGATCTTCGACGTGGCGTTGGTCATGCCGCGCAGCTTCGAGCGAGGTTCGCAGCCTGGTTGGAGGACGTTCGCGAACTTGATGGCGCGGGCCGCCGAGCCGCTGGACGTGGGCGACGAGGGGACACTCGACGGCGAGACGCTAGATGTCATCCTGTCGTACCGCAACGACCGCGGCGAGAACGCCTACAAGCCAGGCGAGATCGTCGCTAACCCCGGGCAGCCGTTCCGGCGCGGGGGGCGGCTCTGGCTGCGCGTCGACGAGTTCGTGAGGCACGCCCGGTCGTTGGAGGTGAGGCTCTCGAAGCAGGACGCGCTGAAGCGCCTCAAGACGGTCGGCGCCGTGCGCTCGACCCACTCGGTCAAGCGCGGACCCCGCACGACGACGCTGAGCTTCTGGGGCGTGCCGGACAACGGAGAGGAAGGTGGAGAGTGAGCGATCCAACGAGCATCGAAGTAGACAACGGCACCTACTTCGGGGACGACAGGTATCAAGAGGTCTCCGACGAAGCGGCTGTCGGGCACCTAGAGAAAGGCGACGATATCCGGCTGTGGCCCTCCTTCGAGGTCGGGTTTGAGCTGCGTGCGACAAGGCGCAAGTGCGACTGCTGGGCCTCTTACGTTTACGACGTGGAGGTCGTCAACACGAACGCCTGGTTTACCGCGTTCTCACTCCGCCCATGCCGGACCCCGGATGAGGCTGTTGACATGATGAGGGCTATCGCTGAGGGGGGCATTAGCGTGGATGTAGTGTTGCCGGTTGCCGACAAACACGGGAAGCGATCGGGGGTAAAGGCGACCCAGGAGGAAGAGACCCCATGACCAACACCAAGTTCTCGGGCGCGCTAGGCGCGGTAGTAGCATACCTGATCGTGTGGGCGGTGCGGTCCGCGTTTGTAGCCGTCGCGCTGGCCCTCGTTCCTTGGTCCGGCGCGTCGTTTTGGGACGGAGTCCCCTGCGCCGTGGTCGCGGTCCTGGCGGCGCGGGTCGTGCTGTACAAGCTGGAGGGATTCGACGGAGATGACGAGGAGGAGGAAGGCGAGCATGGCGACTGACAGCAGCCTGTTCCCAGAAGAGGCGCTGCCCGACCGTTTCAAGACCGCACAGGAACGCTACGGGGTCTGGCCTACAACCGTCTGGCCTGTTGACCACGCGGACAAGAAACACAGGACGCTGAGAGACGCTGTGGGCGACGAGGGCGCTGTTCGTGAGGTGCCGTTGTATCGCGGCGACATCGACGAGAAGTCGATATATCGCGGCAAGCTGTTAGCGTCGATATTCAGTCCGGCGCTCTGCTCGTACATCCTCAACTGCTACGCGCCGGAAGAGGGCTTGGTCATTGACCCGTTCGCGGGAGGCGGCACACGGGCTATCATGGCAGCCGCCCGTGGACTGCGCTATGCGGGCACGGAACTTCGTGAGGAAGAGGTCGAGGCGGTGGCCGAACGCTGCGAGGCGAAGGGGTACGGAGACCGCGTGGCCATTTACAGGGGCGATGCCCGGTACATGGAGAAGCACATCGGCGAAGGCGTTGGAGACTTCTGCTATACCTGCCCGCCCTACTTCGACCTGGAGACCTACAAGGGCGGACCGGAAGACCTCTCGGAATGCGCCAACTATGAGGAGTTTTGCGGCGCCATCGGCGAGGTCGCCCAAGCAACCCGCGCGGCGCTGAAGACGGGCGCGAAGTCCTGCTGGGTTGTGGGGCTGCATAGAGACGCGGCGGGTTCGCTGCTACCGCTGCACCACGACACCACGAGGGCGCACCAGGCAGCAGGCTTCCGCCTACTCGAAGAGGTTGTGGTTCACCACACCGGCACGCCCGCTATTCAGCGGGTAGGGCAATTCGAGAAGGGGAGTAAGCGGCTCGTGCGAGTCCACGAGTATCTGCTTGTGCTGGAGGCCCAGTGACCTACGGGGAATATGTCAATCATGCAATCAAAGGGAGGTGATCGAGGGTGGACGAGTTCACGCAGCTCGGCGAATGCAGGCTCATAGGTCCACCCGGTTGACACCGGGAAAACGACGTTCCTCGCCCGTCAGATCGAGCGCGACGCCCAGGCGTGGGGTAGTGAGAACGTCGTCGCCATGAGTTTCACGCGCGCGGCCGCTCACGAGATCGCCTCGCGCAATGTCCCCCTGCCGCGCGACAACGTCGGCACGCTTCACGCCTTCGCCTACCGGGCCATCGGCCGTCCGCACATGGTCGAGGACGACGCGGGGATCAAGCAGTTCAACGAGGGTCAGGAGGCGTACCGGATCAGCGGCCCGGCCGTCGAGAAGCACGAGGGCATGATGCCGCTCTCGACGCGCGGCGACGAGGTCCGGGCCGAGTACTCGCGGCTCCGAAACCTCTGCGTTCCGCGTGAGGCCTGGCCGGCGTCGGTCCTCGCGTTCGCCGCGGTCTGGGAGGACTACAAGGCGGCGACCGGCGGGATCGACTTCGCGGACATGATCGAGGTCGCGCTGAACGACACCGGGAGCCCGGAGCAGTGCCCGCAGGTGATAGTCTGTGACGAGGCGCAGGACTTCTCCCGGCTCGAGTTGCAGCTCGTCTGGCGGTGGGCGCAGAACGTGAACAAGGTCGTCATGGCGCTCGACACCGACCAGGTCCTCTACTCATGGGCCGGCTCCGATCCGGCCGTGTTCCTCGAGATCGAGCCGCGCGAGCAGAAGGTCCTCGCCCAATCGTACCGGGTACCGCGCGCGGTCCACTCCGTCGCGATGGAGTGGATTCGGCAGGTGCAGGGCCGCGAGGATGTCGAGTACTATCCGCGCCCCGCGGACGGCGAGGTGGCGATGTCGGACGCGACGTTCCTGAAGCCGGAGAAGCTGCTGGAGGATGTGTTGGCGGCGTTGGAGGAGATGGCGTGGGATGAGGATCGCGAGGAGTGGCGGCCGGCGACGTGTATGATCATGGGCTCGTGCTCGTACATGATCGAGCCGCTGGTCAGGCTGCTGCGGGCCGAGGCGATTCCGTTCGGCAACCCGTGGCGCCGGAAGCAGGGCGCGTGGAACCCTCTCGCGAAGCGCGGCGAGGGCTCGACGGTCGACGCAGTGCGGGCGTTCGTCGCCCCGCACCAGGAGGGCGCGACGCGAATATGGACCGCGGAGCAGGTCGCAGCCTGGGCGAAGATCACGAAGGGCGTCTTCCGGCGCTACGGCAAGGCCGCTGTAACCGACCTCGACGAGGACGCCTCCGAGGCCGAGGTGGTCGAGGCGTTGACGGCCCACATGAGGGCGGAGCACCTCGACGGCGCGTGGGCGCTGCCGCCCGAGTGCCTCGATTGGCTGGCCCGCAACCTCCTCCAGGCGCGGCGCGGGCCCGGTGAGTACGCGCTTCAGGTGTTGGCGAACCAGGGCGTCGGCGCTCTGGAGGAGGAGCCGCGCCTGTTCGTCGGCACGATCCACTCGTTCAAGGGGGCGCAGGCGGATCACGTCTGGGTCTATCCGGACCTCTCAAAAAAGGGCTTCCACACCTACCGGCAGGACGACACCGACTCGGTGTTGCGGCAGTACTACGTCGCCATGACGCGCGCCCGGGAGAAGCTGACCTTGTGCGCGGCCGCAGGGCGCGAGGCCGTGGAGTGGTTGGCGTAAAATCGGACGAAGGAAGGGAGACCGATATGTTGAGAGAGGCGCTGTTGGGCGGGCCGCTCGGCGGCCTGCTCGGAATGGTTGACGTGCTCGGGAAGTTCAGGCAGGAACGGAAGCTGAGGCGGAAGGCGGTGCTCGTCGGCGAGGACGACGGGCGCACCCCGCGCACAATCAGGAACGGAGTTGTCAAGGTGACGCCGGCGGTGGACGAACACCTCGGGACGTTGGTGTTGGCGTTTGAGCTGAACGTCCCGAGTGGCAGCGGGTCTTCGCACTTCGCCGTGACCCGCAACCTGTGGGGCGAGCCCGAGGAAGCTGTAGTCACCATCAACGGCGACCAGATGAACGACGCGGACCTCGACGTGGACGTGGGGACGCGCGGGCCGTTCAAGGTCGTGGTCACGTTCGCGGTCGAGTGGACGGACGACGCCGGCGAGAACGCGCTGGAGGTCGCCTCGGTCCTGAGCATCAAGGACCTGCTGTAGGCGTGCAGGGGCGCCGTGGCTGGCTCGCGGGCGCTCGGGCGGGGGTAGTACCCTAAACAGTGCTGAAAGGCGCTTAGGGGCGCTTAGAATCGACGGACTAACAGAGAGGAACACGATGATGACCGACAGAGACACCAAGCCGGAAGACGGGACTGACGCAAGGGCCGAGGGAGATGCCACGCCGGCGCGACGGGCGCTGATGGAGGCCGTCACGAAAGACGTGAAGGGGCCGCACGCCGAGCTCGTCCTGGCAAAGGCCAGGTCACTCGCCGCGACGGCCGTTCCGATGCCGACGACGAACCGTGAGAAGCGCGACGCTCGCGCCTACAAGGACATTGCTATAGGCCAGTTCGACGACGCAGCGACGGCGTGGCTGACGACGTTCGACAGGCGCGTCACCGACGCCCGCGCCGCGTTCAAGAGCGCGGTCGCCGGCCTGAAGACCGAGACGGAGGAGGCTATCAAGGGGAAGAAGGCCGAGGACTCCCCGCCCCCAACAGACGGGGAGTGAACCCGGCGGGGCGGGGCCGGTTCTGAGGGGTTCGGGCTCCGCCCCGTCAACACCAACCAAGGAGGATAGACAGCATGGCGGACATTCAGATCGCCTCGAAAGAGGCCCAAGAGATTCTGCAGTCGGTGATCAAGCAGCACTTCTCGGACGACGATGAGGCAGAGCACTTCGTCGGCAAGCCGGTTGTCGCGCTGTTCAGATGCACCACGCCCGAAGACCCGTGGGTGCAGAAGGGCGCTACGGTTCGCGGCAAGTTCGCGAAGCTCAACGACGTGGCGAAGGCGGTCAGCGACCCGAGCCTCTGGGAGGTCCCCGTCGACGCCGGGCTCCCCGCCGAGGTGCCGCCGTACGCGGCCGTGATCCTGAACCGGACCTTCTACAACGGGCTCAACCGGAACGGGAAGCAGGCCCTGATCCACCACGAGCTGCTCTTCGCGTTCCGGGTCGTGGACGTGCAGGAGTTCGACGACGTGCTCGACGAGTACGGCCTGTGGGACGACGGCCTGAAGGACTTCGGCGCGAAGGCCGTCGAGAAGGTCAAGCAGCTCGAACTCGCCCTCGACGAGGCGGGCGACGACGAGGAGGAGGACGTCGCCGTGACGCTCACCGCGGGCGGGAAGACCGCGGAGACGACGACCGGCGCCATGAGGAAGCTGGCCGATCAGGGCATCGCCACGACGCCGCCGAACTAGGTTTTGGGCGGGCGCAAGAACCGGTAGCGACAAGCCGCCAAGTGTGCGACCCGAGGCCGCGCGTCGGGGACCCGGGAGGCGCGCGGCTCCAACGGTCCGGCGGTCTGCCGAGGGCATCACACTTGTGGAAGTGGGGTAGCCAATGACCACAGGCCTCGTCGTCTATCGGTCGGTCGACGAAGTGCCGGACCTACGGGAGGCGGTATGAAGACGATCTACACCTACGGCTACGGACGAGACGGAAGCTGGGCTAAGCTGAGGGAGGCGCTGGAGAAGGTCGACCCCGAGGTTCCTGTCTTCAACGTCATCGACTGTCGCCTTACGCGCACATCCCGGAACACGATCTTTCAGGGAAACAACACCACGCTGGCGAGTGTCTTCGGCTTCGCCTACGAGTGGCCGCACGACGATGACACCGGCAAAGGCATCCTCGGGAACACGGGCGGCCCCGGCGCCTGGAAGCCGCCTTGGAGTAACAGGGCGAACGCGCACGTCGAGGCAGCGGCGAAGGCGGTCCACGAGGGTAAGACCCTCGTCCTGATGTGCTGCGAGAAGAAGCCGATGGTCGGCACCAAGCGCGAGTGCCACCGCGTCAAGGTCGCCGAGGCCGTCGCGGCGCTCGTGCCGGGAGGCTGCGAGGTGGTTCACCTGTGAGGAAGCGGTATAAGAACGAACTGACACCAAACTAAAGGGAGACGACTAACATGCGTATACTATCAGTAGCCGCGCTCGTTGTCATCACAGTCAATATCTGCGCACAGGCCGCTGAGAAGCCTACCGAGCTCGTAGATGTCATTGAGGTGCTAGGTAGCATCGCGTCGGAGACGAGTGACGCCGTCAAGGACACAGCCGAGCCCATCGTCGCCCAGTATTACGAAGCCGCCCTTCGACGACAATTCACCATGGGCGTCTTCTGGTGTGTGGTGTCTGCTATCCTGCTCGTTATAGCGACGCTGGTATTTCGACGCGCAAAGCACGCTGATGACGATGATCGTATCTGGTATTACACGGCGGGGTTACTCCTAGTATTGATGATGGTGATACCGCTCGCCGCCGGGATTCCGCGCGTCGTATCTCCAGAGCAGTACGCGATGCACGAGACATGCGTCGAGGCATCACGACTGTTGCATGGCTTGGGGGGAAGATGAGCGGCATCACCACCGAGGACCTCCTCGCTCAGGGCTTCGAGGTCGACGACGAGGGCCGCGTCCACCGCGTCGAGCGGCCGGAGTCGCCGCCTGCCGCGCGGCGCGAGGTGGTGGCCGCGTTCGACCCGTCGCTACGTGCGACCGGCGCCGCGGCGCTGAGCCTCGCGACGGGCGAGTGGTGGGTGGAGGACTTCGTCCTGAAGCGCGAGTTGCCTCCCGGCGACCCGGCCCCCCTCGGTGAGGAATGGCGGCTGATGGACGTACGGCTCGCGCGACTGATGGAGGAAGCGCGGACGTTCGTCGCGACGGCGCTGCGAGCGTCCTGCGCCCCGCAGGCGACGGTGATCGTGGAGGGCGCGTACCACGGCGGCGGCACGAAGGCCTCGCCGAAGTCGATCATCAAGTACGGGATGGCCGTGGCCTCTGTCCGGGCGGGCGCGGCGTCGGTGGCCGGGGTCAAGAACGTCTACCTCGCCCCTCCCGACTGGACGAAGAACGTGCTCGTGCGCCGGAAGGGCAAGGCGTCGAAGCCCGAACGCTGGCGGGGCGCGAAGCGCGCCCTCGAACAGGGAGGCTACTCATGGCCCGGCCCGCCGCCGGAGGAGATCAAAGAACGTAGCGCAGCCGAACACCGAGCCGACGCCGCGACGCTCGTCGCCGCCTGGCTCGCGACGCAGACGTGAAACAGAGAGGAGTGACTGACCATATGAATAGAAGAGGTAAGACGAACTGGACACTCGTACTACTCGTGGCGATCTTTATGAGCGTAGTAGTACTGGTCAGCATATTCGGGAAGCCGCGAAGTGTCGAACCTCAGAAGTTCACCCCCGAGGACGCGGTGAGGATGCACGTCGACGCGCTGGCCTCGCTGCCGGCGCCGCTCCGTGAGGCGTGCGCGAGGATCTCCGCCCAGGGAGGCGCGGCGCCGTCGTGGAAGCGCGAACTCGTGCCGGTGATCGCCTCCCGCAAGATCGAGCGCAGGACGTTCAACGCCACCTGCTACTGCCCGTTCTCGACGAGGACGGGACAGGGCTGCGACTGGAGCGAGCGCAGAGGTCGATGGGTGCCGGCTGACCCGCCGGGCGGCGGGCCCGGCTCGGCGTGGGGCCCGCGCCTGCGCGACGGACACTGCGCGGTGGACACGGCCGTCGTGCCGTTCGGTTCCGTGGTCGTGCTGGAGGGCCTTCCGCAGCTCCTCGTCGCCGTGGACCGCGGCGGCGCCATCGACGGCGACGACCTCGACGTATGTGTGATCGACGTGGGCGCCTACCGCGCCCTGGCGAAGAGATACAGTCACACGAAAACGACCGGCTGGGTCGTCGGGAGGGTAGCAAAGGCCGATGCCCGCTAGACGACTCCGCCGAGGAAAGAGAGGAAGACCGATGACTGACCACCGAGACGAGTTGGCGAGGGTAGCGGTGCCGGAAGGTCGCACGCCGGAAGCGTGGGTCGAGTTCTTCAGTGTGTGCGCTCGCGACGCCGCAGACGCACTACTCGACGGAACGGCAAGCGCGTTCCAGCAGTGGGCCGACGCCCTCCTCTCCGACCCGGAGGACGCGCCGGAGACTGAGGCCGAGGAGGAAGAGCCCAAGGGGATGCCGATGTTCCCCGCTCACCCCCCTGAGCTCGTGGCTGAAACCGCAGATGGTCACCTGATACTCGTCTCCTGCAGCATCTGCAAACACTCCGAGGTTAGCGCCAACTACCCTGGCTACCTCCGGTGCAAGATGGGGGCACCCATCCGGCTGCCATCGCACCCGGTATGTATGCTGCAGTTCGAGTCACGGCTACCTCCCGAGGTTATGGACGGGCCCCAGATACTGATGAATGGGCGCGTTTATAAGCGCTCGGACCCACCCACCGAGGGGGAGTTGGACCCGGAGACTTGGCTCCAGCGCGTGGAGAGTCACCTGCTGGTGAGCCCGGTCGACGAGTACACGTTGTCGATGTTTGAGGATGGCCTGAAGCTCATCCGCGCCCTCGCCTGCGAGAAGGCCGAGGCGGAGGAGGAGAGAGATCGATACCATGCTGTCTGGAGAGATGCCGAGAATCGACGTGTCGACGAGAAGCAACGCGCGGAGGCCGCCGAGGCTGACAGGGAAGGTGTTGCTCGGGAACGCGACACCGCCCTTGAGCAGCTCGTGGAATTGGCGGGAAAACTGAAGGCCGCCGAGGCCAAGCCCTCCCCGCAGGACGCGCCTGCCGAGGGGGAGTGTCCTCACTGGCGGGAATCATACCCCGATCCCTGCCCGTTGGTTGGAATGCCCTGCGTGGGGATAGCCGGACAAGCGGGGCAATCGTCTCGACGGCAGTGCAAGCTCCGCGCCCTCGCCCGCGAGAAGGCGGAGGCGGAGAAGGCAGCAGAACAGTGGTCAGGGCAATATGTGAGACGCGGCAGACAGGTAACCGCCCTTGAGCAACGCGCCGAGGCCGCCACTCTCGACGCTCAGACAATGGAGACCCAACTTGCCGAAGCGCGGGCCGAGATCGCTGCCCTCCGGTTGGTGCCGATGGTGAAGGTGCCGATCTTGGATGACGAAGACCCCATGGCTCCCGAGATGTGGGCAGTTATAGTCAGGCGTGGCGCCAATGCAATACGCGAATCATTGCCGATATGGGCAAACGCACTCGACGGACTCGCCGCCGCCCTCGACTCCGCCGCCCCGCTCGGGGACGCGGTTGTGCGCGGGCCGCTGCCGGAGGTGCCTGCCACCTATAGTTCGTGGGCGCATTGGTGTATCGCGATGGGCGCGGCGAACGGGCCGACTCTCGCCCGTTGGCTGGAAGACAAGCCCGAGGAGGGTGACGACGATGAAACGCATTAGGTGGGAAGACCGGGGCGAGGGATGTTGGCTTGCGGAAGTCGCGCCGGGCGTTACGGCGTGGATTATGCCCTCCCGTGACGGTCAGAAGCTCAAGGTGCGCGTCTGGGTAGGCCATGCGCGCTGCGACTTCTATCATGGGCCTTACGACAGTCTGTGCTACGCCAAACGTGTATGCCGCGAGTGGATCACCCGCTGGCTGCGACTGGAGGAGAGCGACGATGAAACTGCCTGACGGTAGCGAGATGATTGGCGGAGGACCGACTCCTGAGGAGATACGCGCGAACGTCGAGGAGGCGTGTCGCCAGCCGATAGAGGCCGACGCAATCAACCCGGACGGGAGTCCCTACGGGGAGGCACCGGAGCCTGAGCAGACCGGAAAGGACAGAGACCAGATAGCGGTGGGCCTCGTGGTCCGTTGTCACGCGGACTGGCGGAAGTACATGGAACGGGATGGTCTCGAGGAGGCTCTCAACGAGCTATTTCTTCGCGGCGACTTCGCCGTCTCCGAGGCGCAGGTGGTGGAGGCGGAGGACCCGAAGGGATGTACTAGCTGCCAAGGGACGGGCTTACTCTGCACGGGCTGGCATAGCGTTGAGACTTGTGCGAGGTGTGGAGGCGATGGCAAGGACCCAACCGCCTCTCGAGCCTGCGTGGTTGCGGGGGTGACGGTGACGGAGGGGCTTGCGCAGAGAGCGCGGCACATTGCAGCCTGCTTCCTGTGCGAGAGCAACTGCGAGGGCTGCGAGCACAATGACAAGCTCTCGCCCGGCGAGGCCATAGACACGCTGAATGAGATTGCCGACCTCATCGCCAAGCTCAAGGGGGTCTCCGATGGTCTCGACAAGTGATCTGGTCATCTCGTTCCTGGACGGGACAATGGAGAACGCAATCGGCAATGCCGATGACGAGTTCCTGTGCCCGCTATGCTCCAAGCGGGTGCAGGGCCGCACCGCGTTCCGCACGCACTTCCTGCGCGAACACGTCCGCCGACCTCGCCGCCTCCCTCGAAGCCGCCCCGCTCGGGGACGCAGTGGTGCGCGGGCCGCTGCCGGCCCCATTGGATACGTGTGTCCCCTGGCTGCGGTCGGTTGGCAAACTGCTGCGCGAGGAGAGCGACACCTCTTCTGGGGCCGCGCTTGCCGACCAATTCGCCGACTGCCCGATTTGCCGCCGAGGAGGCCTCCCGTGAGTAAGCCCATCACGCACGCCCTGACAGTCCTGCAACCCTGGGCTGGCCTCATCGCGGCGGGGCTCAAGACCGTCGAGTTCCGGTCGCGCCCGTGCCCCGGCATGGTCGGGAAGCGGGTGGCGATACGGAGCGGGGGGGGCAGCGGTATCAATGACCACTACATGCTCGCGCCGAAACAGCGGCACTTCGCTAAGGTGCGTTCGGCAATCGTGGCCGTCGCGACAATCGCGGAGTGTCGCCTCTCGGATTGGCGTTGGGATCGGAAGCAGCCCGGCTACGGGCCTCCAGACGAGGGCGGCCCGTGCTACGCCTGGGTCCTCTCGGACGTTGTGGCCCTCAAGGAGCCGCTGCCCTGGCAGCCCAAGCGGGGAGCGCAGGTCTGGGCCAAGCTGCCGCCCGAGGTCGCCCGAGAAGTGGAACGAAGACTACTGAAATCAGAGGAGGCGCAACGTGTTTGAATTCCTGAGCCAAGACAACCTGACACGCCTAACGGTAGAGCCGCAGACCGACTCCAATGGAGACTCGGCGCTCAACATACGACGCTGGTTTCGCGGCGAGATGAATCAGGAGTGGGAGGAGGACGAGGGCAACGCAATGACCCTCTGGCCGAGCGATCCGGTGCGCAACATGATCGAGTTTCTCGTAGCTGCATGGTCAGCTCAGACCAAGGCAACCGGGCAGGCATGGCGATGATGCCGCCCGAGGTCGCGGCGGAGGTCGCGGCAAGAACGGAGGGCGAGTGATGAACCAAGTGCTGCCGATGGAGTCGGGGCAGGCCGTTGAGCTCGACCTGCACCCGACGAACCCGGTGCAGGGGGAGGCGCTGCTCGTTGCGACCGCCGGCGATACCCTCTGGCTGTGTCAGGACGGTCACGGGCCCGAGGAAGACCGCACGGTGATGGCCCTCCCAATCGACGACGCCCCCGCAGTCGCCTGCGCTATCCTCGAAGCAGCGGGGCACGAGGCAGCGGCGGCGCTGGTGCGGGAAGAATTGGAGGCCGCTTCGGGAGTCACCTGAGCATCGACCCGTGGGGGCGCGTACACGACGCCGAGGGGGAGCAGGTGGGGCAGGTCATGGCAAGCGCCAAGCTGCCAGAGGATCACATGGAACTCTCTGTCGTGCTCGACCCCGGCGTCTACCAGCGGCTCGTGTTGTCGGGAGAGGGTGAGGAGGACCCCGCATGAGCATCTCCGTCCGCTCCTACCAGTACTACATCCTGCGCTGCGTGGCCCTCTGGGATGCCCGCCCATGCCGCACAGGACGCGCCTCACGCGCTCGCGGGGCCGAAGTGGACCTACCACCTACGCCGACAATTCCGGGCGCCCAGGAGGGCGAGGGAGGAGGTGATGCCAGCGATGGATAGCTTCTGGAGCGACGGTGAGCGGACCCTCTACTTGGGCGATGCGCTGGAGGTCCTGCGCGGGCTGCCCGAGGGGTCGGTTCACTGCGTCGTGACCTCGGTCCCCTTCTGGGCCCTCCGGCAGTATGCGGACGTCGGCGGAGAGCAGATTCAGATATGGGGAGGTGCCGAGGATTGTGAACATGAGTGGCAGTCGGAGCGCGTCTACACGGAGAAGAGCGCAGGCCGATCAAGCGGAGAGGCCTTCCAGAAGCCCGGCCCGGAGAACGTGGAGCGCCTGAAGAAGGCCCGATGGCGGGAGCAGACATTCTGTCAGCTCTGCGGAGCCTGGCGCGGCGCCCTCGGGCTTGAACCCGACGCAACCATGTGGGTCGCGAACCTGGTCTCCATCTTCAGAGAAGTCCGTCGCGTGTTGCGTGACGACGGGGTCTGCATGGTCAACTGCGGTGACAGCTACAACGCGGGGACCTCTGCCAAGCGGAAGCCGACGAAGACCGCGGAGCATGGGTACTGGGAGAACGAGGAAATCGCCCAGCGCAGCAACTCCCCCGGCCTCAAACCCAAGGACCTCATCGGCCAGCCGTTCCGCCTCGCGGTCGCCCTCCAGGCAGACGGTTGGTGGTGGCGGGCGATGTTGCCCTGGGTGAAGCCGTCGAGCGCGATGCCTGAGTCGATTCGAGATCGTCCAGCGGTGAGCACCGAATACTGGATCATGCTCGCGAAGTCGGGGCGCTATTTCTGGGATGCTGACGGAATCAGGAAGCAACTTCGACCGAAGACGCTCACTCACCGAGGCGGAGGCACCTGTGGTCGGGTCGGAGCTCAGGACGAACTCGGCAAGGTGGCCTCGGGCAACGTGTCCAGGATGCCGCGCCGCGTCCGCTCCGAGCAGGATACCTTCGGCGGGGCCTCCCGCGAGGGGCGCGGGCAACACTCGAAGGGCGGCGACCCGAACAAGACATCCTCGGGCCGCACCTACCGCACGGGCGACATGCTGCTGGAGAGCCTGGACGCGGAGATCGAAGCGCAGAAGGCCCGGCTCGCGCACATCGAGTCCGTGCGCAAGAACGGGGGCCTGCTGCTCGACGAGGCCGGGGATCCCGTGGCGGTCCTGCAGAACCCGGTCCCGTTCAAGGGGACCCCCTACCTCGGAGACTGGCCACGCAAGGAGTGGCGACCGGCGGGCGACGGGCAGAAGAAGATCGAGGTCTGGTACATCGCGCACCCGGACTGCAAAGACCATGCCCACTACCACCAGGCCGACAAGTGGCAGAAGCTCGGGTACGCCTCTGGCCGCGAGATCGAAGCCCGGGCCGGCGACGCCGACCCGAAGGCGGCGAAGTGCCCGTGCGTCGAAGTGCGCGTCGACCATTTCGCGGCGTTCAGCGTGAAGCTCATCGAGCCTCTCCTGAAAGCCGGTTGTCCGACGCAGGTCTGCGCTGACTGCGGGGCGCCGTGGGTGAGGGAAGTCAAACGGACGGCTACTAATCACAAGGCGCGGGCAGATCGCCAGACAGCAACGGGCGGTGCCATATCGGGAGGCGTTGGGAAGAACTTCGCGGACGTGGAGCGCGAGACCCTCGGCTTCCGCCCGACCTGCGAGTGCGACGGAGGCACCGAAGCGGGCACAGTACTCGACCCCTTCTCCGGCACCGGGACAACGGGGGTCGGCTGCAAAGAGCAGGGCCTCCGCTACGTGGGCATAGATGTATCGAGGGATTATAGTGTCATGGCCTCCGCGAGGATCCACGAGACCGGGAAGACGAAGAAGGTGGTGGAGGCGGAGAGGGCGGGGCAGGAGGTCATGGAGCTGTAGGCGAAACTCGTCGGGCGCGTGAATACATGAGAGAGAGGAGTGATGCGTCGTGGACATCTGGAGAATCGAGAAGTTCTCCTTTGACGGACGCCGTTACGAGATCTACTCCTACGAGTTCGGCAGCATCCAAGCCATCTCCCTGCAATCGGACGGGGAAGGTATCGGCCTCAGCAACGTCAATCTGGAGCCGCGCGAGAAGCTGGTCGAGAGGTGCCGCGCGGCCGTTACTACGCTGAGGGACGATGCTAGGGGGTTGTGGGTAAAGCACGCCGAAAAGACGGACGCGACCGCCGCGCTGAAGAAGACCTTGTGCGATAAGCCGGAATACCGGGAACTCACGCTCGACGACGCCGATGTTCGAATCCACAAGCAGCAGTACGACGACCGGCTGTGGGAGGCACACATCGGCTGCTACAGTCTCGGGCCTCCACACGAATACTCCGGTTGCTCCATCGACCAGCAAAAGGGCGAGACGCACGAGGCGTTCATGCGGCGCGTCAAGCGTGTCCGTGAGCGCTCTGTCGCTGAGTGGAATCGCGTTAGGATGTTCCAGTCCGGTGAGCCGATCCCGAAGACAGCGCGCGTCGAGAAGGTCGGGAAGGACTTCAAGCGATAAGGTGCCGTGGTTGTGCCGTCGAAGAAACTCGTCGGGCGCGCAAGGCGCTTGACTGAATAGGAGAGGGGCAATGACCAAGACACGTATACGAAAGGCGCTCTACATCCTTCCGTTTCTGCTGTGCGGCGTCGGATATCTCCTGGCGACTACGACCCCGTCTGAAGCGTTGATGAAGCTAGGGGGCGCGCTGATCGGGACGGGCTTGGCGGGCGTTATCTGCATCGTCCTGATGCAAGTCGTCCCTCGGGTGTATGATTGGTACGACGGTCTGGAGGAAGGATAGGAGTGGCGTTTCGCCCCAAATACAGGAGGACGATCATGGACCCACGAGAAGAAGAGCTGACCTGCCCTCACGGGCCGACGATAGTGTTCATTCCCAAGGTGGGCGGGAAGTATACGCCTGGCGAACTTGACTATATCGAGAGGATTCTCAACGAGCGCCCGCCCTGCCGCCGCGAGCGGTGCGGGATGTGGGCGAGGTGCCAGAATATGACCAAGCGTTGCGCGACGTGCGGGACGCTGATTCCGAGCCAGAACAACTACTGCGGTCCCTGCTACGAGAAGGGGCCGCCGGTATGACCATCCGCGACCGCGTAACCGACCGAAGACGTGTCCGGGGAGCCGACCTCAAGGAGCACCCCGAGCAGTACCGAATCCACGGCGACCGGCAGACCGGGCACATGACCTCGCAGTTCGAGACCGTCGGCCAGGTCGACGCGCTCTACGTCGTCGAACGCGACGGCGAGCTCGTCCTGATCGACGGCCACCTCCGCGCCGGCATCGCCGCCGACGCCGAACTCCGCGTCGAGATCGTCGACCTCACCGACGAGGAGGTCCGGCTCTACATGGTCGCCAAGGCCGAGATCGGGAAGCAGGCCGAGGAGAACCCGCTAGCGAAACTGAAGATGCTGGAGCAGATCCCCGTCGTCGAGCTGGTCGCGACCGGGGTCGAGGAGGTGGAGGTCGAGGCGCTGAGGGGGGAGGCGGCGGGGCTACAGGACGGGGACGGCGAGGGCGCCTATACCCAGAAGGTCGAGTCACCGAACTACGAGCCGCACGGGGAGCAGCCGCACGTCAGCGAACTACGGGACAGGGCGAAGACAGACGACCTCCTCGCGAGTATCGAAGCCGTCGACATCCCGCCCGACATCGCCGCCTTCCTCCGTGATGCAGCAGAGCGCCACGTCGTCTTTCGATACGACCGGATAGCAGACTACTACGCCTACGCACCCGCTGATATCCGGGAACTCATGCAGCAGTCGGCGCTGGTTATCATCGACTTCAAGCGGGCCATCGAAGACGGGTTCGTACGACTCGACAAGTCCGTGATGGACACCTTCGCGGAGGACTACCCCGATGCGTGACGACTTCTGCGTGTTCATCCTAAGCCACGGCAGGCCGGACAGCGTGAAGACCAGGGACACGCTGAAGCGTAGCGGCTACACGGGGGAGACCTATATCGTCATTGACGATGAGGACGAGACCGGCGACGAGTACCGGGAGAGGTACGGGGACGCGGTGCTGGAGTTCTCGAAGGACGAGGTGGCGAAGTACACGGACCAGTACGATAACTTCCCCGGTAGGGGTTCTCCGCTATGGGCGAGGAATGCCTGTTGGAGTCTCGCCGAACAGGTCGGGTGCCGGTACTTCGTGCAACTTGACGATGACTACCGGGCTTGGATGTATCGCGTCGCTGGGCGAAAACCGGACGAGCAGCTACCGCAGTTTCACGGGTGGGCTATACGGAATCTCGATAGGGTCTGGGAGGCCTTAGTCGAGTTCTTGATCGCTACGCCCGCGCTTACCATCTGCATGTCGCAAGGTGGAGATCATTTCGGCGGCGCGGAAGGGAATACGGAGCGACGCCTCACCCGGAAGGCGATGAATAGCTTCGTCTGTACGACGGACCGGCTATTCATGTTCGCGGGCCGGATGAACGACGATGTAAACACCTACGTTGCGCTGGGGAATCGCGGGGGCCTGTTCTTTACCTATACGGGGCTGCAGTTAGACCAGGAGCCGACCCAATCGAATCCGGGCGGGATCACGGAGCTATACCTTGACGCGGGCACCTACGTGAAGAGCTTCTATACGGTAATGGCGGCCCCGTCGTGCGTCAAGGTCAGGCCGATGGGGCGTACCGAACGTAGGCTCCACCACTCGGTTGACTGGAACGCGGCAGTCCCGAAGATCGTCTCCGATGGGCCTCGTAAAGAGCGTAAAGACCTAGCTGCTCAGATATATAATGATGGCCTCCCGGGCGATGCTCCTAAAATGGATCCTACTCCTACGTCGAAGGAGGAACCTGATGGCGCAAGTTCAACATCCAATTCTGATCCCGAGCCGGCAGCGAGCGGGGACTGCGACGACACTCAGGACGCTAAGTGACGAGGGGTTGCCGTTCACGTTGTTCATCGAGCCGCAGGACGAGGGCGCCTATCGCAGTGCGTACCCGTCGACGGACATCGTCGTGCTAGGGGAGAACGACCGCGGCGTTGCCTTCGCGAGACAGTCGATGCTGGAGTATACTCGCGCGAACGGGTGGGAGCGGTACTGGCAGATCGACGACAATATTCGGCAGTTCGGGGTCGTCGTCAACAAGAGAGTTCGCACGACGACGGCTACCGATGTGCTCACCAGTATCGAGGACCTGGCGACCTCGTCTCGCATCGTGCTCCTGGGACCCGACTTCGCGCTGTGGGCGTGGAACAAGAAGCTGCAGTGGCGCCGACACGGACGACCGATGTGCTGCAAGCTAACGTCAACCACGACGGGGATCAACTACGACCAGCGCTTTCAGGCGCGGGAGGACATCGACTTCTGTATCGCGACCCTCGCCGCGGGCTGGGAGACCATCCTCGTCCACAAGTACACGATCGCGAAGCCGAAGATGGGGACGGTAGCTGGTGGACTCGACTCGCTCCTCGAGTCGCGCGAGCAGTCCGAGCAGGAAGACAACGACCTCCTCATATCGAAGTGGCCCCAGTGGTGTATACGTCCAAAGAGTGGACGTGTATATGCGACGTGGGCTAAGATACGAAGGATGCCTACTAATGAGTAGGCGCGTCTCGCGCTCCCTAAGCGCCTCGGACCCCGTTTCGGGGGTATACCCTAGGGAAGAGCGTCAACGGACCACACGGGCGGCCAGAGAGGCAAGGAGGGCCACATGAGCGGCGACGGCGGAGGAGCGAAAGAAGAACCGGCCCCGCGCGGCGGATACGGACCCGGGAAGCGACACCCCGGCCGCGGCGGCTACGGCCATGAAGCCAAGACCGAAGCGCGCGCCATGTGGATTCAGGGAAAGACGGACGTCGAGATCGCCGAACACCTCGGGATGGGGGAGATACAAGGCAAGGTGACCGTCGGGGACTGGAGGAGGAACGCCGAGCCAGACGGCCAAGACTGGTACGTATTCCGCCGCCAAACGACAGTCCTTGCGCTCGAACGCGCCCGCGAGGAGCTCTCCACCGACCTCGCCGCCTCTATCGTCTCCGACGTCAGGACCATGCACGACGTCGGCCGGCAGCTACTCAACTGGCTCGTCTGGGAGATCAACGACCTGATCCTCGGGCCGCTCGGGCGAGGCGAAGAGCCGAAGATGCGGCTGGAGAGTCCGAAGGACCTGCGCATGGTCCAAGCTATAATCTGCGACATCCTGAAGCAGACCGACGACCTGGCCCAGCCTAGAGCCCCGAGGACGATGGACGCCGAGCAGCTCGGGGCGGTCGCTGACAGACTGATGAAGGGCATGATGGAGGACGCGTCGCCGGAGGAGGCGGCGGTCAAGGTGCTGGAGATCACGAGGGTGGCGCTGTCGGCCCTACCTCCGTCGGGGGGCAACGGCGAGGAAGGCGAGATCGTCGAGACGCACGAAAGAGAGGAGTGAGACTATGCCAAGCCATCCATCTATGAGGGTAGCTGCCTGCACCGCGAAGAAGGAAGACAAGACCGTAATCCAGAGCCCCGAAGCCCGCGTCTCATTTCTGGAATCCAGGATGGACAGTATGCGGGACACGGCAACTCGTGCTCAGGAACGCGCCCAAGAGGCAACCGACAGCTTGGCAAAGGGCATCATAAAGCTCGCGGACTGGGAGAAGGAAGCGACGGCCCGGCGGAGACGCCAACTGAAGCGGCGTCGCAAGATCATCCGCGCCCTCGTTGCCGAGGTCAGACGACAGAGAGGAGTGAGGACGTGAGCAAGATCGAGTGGTGCCTCAGTGGGTGCCCCGACTGCGGGGATGGTGTCGGTTACGAGTCCACCAAAAGAGAGGAGCGCCCCATGAAGACGGTCGAAGAGATCGAGGCGATGAGCGACGATGAGCTGGACGGGTTGGTCAGCCAGCAGATAAGAATTGAGAAGTGCGCAGCTTGCGATGACGACGGCCTGACCGATCAAGGAGCGCCGTGTACCAAGTGCCGGGGAACAGGACGGCGCACGATCCTCCTCGTGACCGACGACTACCGAAGACGCGTCGGCACCCTCGTCACCGTCGTCAAGAAGCTGCGCCAGGTAAACCGCGAGCGGCGGGAGGAGGAGGCGACCGCGGAGCCAGGAACGCTGCTCCTACAGGAGTGCCGTGACTGCTTGGTTGGTGCCGTTCAGCGGTGTTCTTTCTGCGCCCCGCCGGTCATGCCGAGGATGGATCGGGCGCCCTGCACCGAGCGAGAGATGACTGGCGAGATATACTGTTCGTACAGGGGAATCTACGTAGGACATTCCAGCGAGCGCTGTAGTCACTGGCCGGAATGTGAACCATTCCTCGGTGAACTGCGGGCGGAATGCCAGCGCACCGAGCTCGCCGAACCGCACGAGCTGGCGCAGGCGATCTTAGGGAAGGCGAGGGAGGGCGAGACCGAGCCGTTCCTCGGCGACCCGCAGGTGGCGCACCTGCAGGACCCCGACCCCCGCAAGGACACCGAGCCGCAGACGATGAGGAAGGCGCCGACGGTTGACGATGCTGAGCAGTGGCATCTCACGAAGGACACCGTGTCCCTGCAGATTGAAACCTCACTCAACCGAGGCTGGCTCGTGGACCAACTGCGCAAGGCCCACTTCGACCACATCGCCGACCAGATACCCCTGCGTCCGTGTGACGGCGCGGAGACCGAGCCATTCGTGCGCGGCGCCAACGACACACCGCTGTCATTCTGCATCCTGGGAGTGATAGACCGGAAGTACCAAGACGGTGGTAACCGGATCGTTTCCATCGACGTGCTCGGCCAATGGGCGCGCGAGGCTGCTGCGCTGGAGGATATCGAGCCGCAGACGATGGGGAAGCCACCGGCCGACGAGGCAGAGACCGAGGGTGAATTGATAAAGGACAGTCGCATCTCTCTTCCGCCCATCAAGGACCTTCCGCCTCCCCCGCCGGGGAGCGGGCCGTTTCCGACGGTCGACGAGACCGACCCCGTCCATCCAGCCGCTCAACCCACAGAGAGGAGCACCACCGATGACAAGACACCCGACCGATCAGCCCCCGACACCTGCTGACGGCCAGGACCCCGAGGTCCCTGAGCAGAAACAGCTCGTCTGTCCGATGCTGTCGATAGGGCAGATGATCGCCGCGCAGATGACGTTCCTCCACACGGTCAAGGAGGTGCGCAAGGACCAGCGCGAGCAGTCGAAGGTCGCCATAGCTACAGCCGACGGCACACCGGCCCAACCACAGGAACCCGTCCAGTTCGTGAGGCCCGAGCCGTTCCTGATCTGCCTCGGCGCCGCCTGCGCCGCGTACGTCCCCGACCTCGCGATGTGCGGCCTGCGGGCGGACACCGCGGCCGTCAGGGCCATCGACTACGAACACGGAATGGCGGTGGAGGCGGAGGGCGATGGGGGGGAGACCCCCTGATGGCTAACCAAGTCGACTGCTGGAAGGGAAGCCGGTGCGGGGTACTCACGCCGAAGACCGAGGCCACGGAGGACTGCGGGCCGTGCCCCGAGTGCCTCGACGACAGGTGCAGCCTCGACCCGGCGCACGGCTACGTCTGCCCGGCCTGCGGCGAGATGTGGGACGATGAGGACTTCGCGGAGGGGTGCTGCGATGGCTAAGAAGGCAATCGCGGGACGGATAACAGGCTTCCAATGCCGTCGATGCGAGATGGTCTATCACATCGGCGATAGCCCCCTGATCTATCTCGCCGGTAGTAACCTGAAAACACACCGATGCCCCGTCTGCGGAACACCAAAACCAATAACCATCGACGCATATCAGTGCGCGACATGCGGCGATTTATGGGATGAACTCGACCTCGCGAGGTGCTGCTGCGCATGACCCCCCCCGACGCCGCCCGGCTCCTCGCCGTCGTCGAAGGCATGAACGTGCGCTCCGTCGAAGAGGCGCGGCTCCTGCTCTATGAGCTGCAGGCCCGCGCCGAGCACCTCGCCGCCCAGCGCGTGCTACCCGAGACCGACCCGTTCCAACCCGCGAGCACGTGGATCGACGACCCCGAGTTCTTCGGCGGCGTCAACCTCCGGCTGCCTATCCGCGAGCACTTCGTCAACGTGTTCGACGACAAGTACCTCGGTGCCGTCTGCATGTGGGGCAAGGGCGGCGGCAAGTCATATTGGGCTGGGGGGTGCGTCGCCCGCATGACCTACGAGGTGCTCGTCGGAATCCGCGACGGCTGGTTCTGGGAGGGCAACGAGCTCGAACCCGGGACGCTGATCAACATCCCCGTCATGTCCGTCTCGGCCAAGCAGGCGAAGAAGGTCGTCTTCCGCTATGCGCAGCAGTTCATCGAGAAGTCGCCGTGGTTCTCGTCGCAGTTCGAGGTGGTCCCCACGGCGACGACGCTGAAGTTCCTCGACTACCAGGGCGACGAGATCCCGCTCGAGGTCCACGCGGCCACGAGCGAGGACCGCGGCATCCTCGGCGAGGCGATTTACGGTTACGTGCTCGATGAGTTCGACTTCTTCCCCGAGACGGTGACCGAGGCCGGCCTGCGCCGGGCCGAGGACCTGGACCTGCTGGCGTTCACGCAGATGCTCACGCGCTGCCCCCGTCACCACGGCAAAGCCATCCGAATCACCTCGCCGTCGTGGGCCGGCGGCGTCGCCATGACTATGATCGAGGAGGCGACGAAGACCGGCGACGAGCGCCTCTACGTGAGCCGAGCGGCGACGTGGGAACTTGACGGCGTGGAGCACGTCAACTGGAAACCGTACTGCGAACCGCCGATCGAGGTTCCCGAGCGCTATTGGCCGAGCTTCGACCGCGACGCCGAAACGAGCAAGCGTCACCTCGGGGCGATGCCCTCGGCGGCGCTACAGCCGTTCGACGGGCTGGCCGAGAAGATCATGGGCGGCGTCGGCGGGGCCACGCCGCCGGAACCCCCGCCGCCCGAAGGGCGCGGGCCGGACCCCGACCACCAAGACCCGATCATTCATGTCGGCGAGGGCGACGACGAGACGCCGATCATCAGCATCGCCGACTGGTTCAAGCCGGTCGCCCATGCCGAGTACTTCGTGCACTTCGACTACTCGACGGTGAGCAACGCCACAGGCATCGGCATGGCCCACTGCGACTTCGATCCCTACGCCCTCGAGGGCGCCGACGACAAGATCCGCGTCGTAGTAGATATCGCGGCCCGCGTCATGCCCCAGGAGGTCGGCGGCCGGATCAGCTTCGAGCGGTGCCGGCAGCTCGTGTATCACCTCCGGGCACGCGGCTTCAATATCGCCCTCGTCTCCACGGACGGCTTCGAGTCGGAGGACACGCGACAACTGCTCTCGGCCCAGGGCGTCCAGACGGCGCTCGTGAGCGTGGACAAGAAGATCGAGCCGTACGGAACCCTGAAGGGCTTGATCCACGAGCGGAAGCTCGTGTACGGAGACACGTACTGGCTGCGCGAGTACCGGCACCTTGAGCTGAAGCTCGGGAAGAAGGTCGAGCATCCCGTCAACGGCAGCAAAGATACATCAGATGCAGTCGCCGGTTGCACCTACATGGCCTCGCTCCACGGACGGCAGATCGTGTCCACGGAGGTCACGGGCGGCGAGCCGATCGACGAGGCCTCCGTCGCCCGGGCAAAGGCCACGAAGGAGACGCTCGACGGGGTGCTATCCGACGGGCTGGAGAATCTCAAGAAGCTGCGGGAGAAGCTGCCGATATGACCGGATTTAGCGATTTCACGGGATTTAGCTCCCAATGCGCGCGCCGGGGCGCCGGCGCGCCCGCGCGCGAGGGGACCTCGTGCTAAATGCTATTTCCCAAAGTGATCTCGCGCGTATAGGGGCCTGGCAGCGCCCTAACGGATATATGGAGATTTAGCTGTGGCGAAATCCACGCTATTTCTAGCTAAATCCCGCTGGCAAAGGTCCTAGTATCCGACCCGAACTGCCCGGCGTGATTTCGGCGGATGGGCCGGAAACCACGAAATCAAGGCATTTCGAGAGGAGCACAGCCGATGAGACGAGCCACCGTGATTACGGCCAAATCGAGGGTTCCGTTGACCGGCGAGGAGATCGCATCTATGATGGTCCGCGCCGCCCCTCAGGAGCCCGCCAGCGTCGTTACGATGCTTCCGCGGGTGATACCCCTCGTGGCCGACCGGGAGGCGCTCAGGCGCGCCCTGGCGAAGGTGCGTGAGACGCTCGCGACCTGGGTCCGTGCCGCTCGGTCATTCATCGAGTCGCTGGCGGAGGCCATGCGCCGCGTCGTCGCGTTCGTGAAAGCATGGAAGGAGCACGAAAATGAGAGAGCTGCTACGTCGACTCGTCCACTGGGTCATGTGGGGCGGCGCACTCGTGCAGGACGAGCACGAACGCTACTTGTCGCCCGGGGGCCGCGCCTACCCCGTGAGCGTGGAGCCCATGTTCGGGAGTGAGCGGGCCGTGGTCGTCACGCTCGGAGCCGACGTCGGCATACCGGCGACGCGCGTCCCGCGGCTCGTGGTTAGGTGCGGTTTCCGCCCGCGCGAGATCGACCGGACCATCGCGCGACTGCTTCGCCAGGCCGACGCCCTCGAGGCGAGGTTCACGCCGGGGCAGGAGCGTTTCTTGTGGGACAAGGGAGCCACTGACTTCGCGCCCCAAGAGCCGGACGAGGAGGCGCCGCCCGGCGTGGCCCCCGGGTCGTTTCCGGAGGCGTTCGAGCTCGATCTCTCGGAGGCGACGGAGGGTGTCGGCGTTCCCCACGGCGAACAGGTCGGGTGAGCGCCTTGCGCCCTGCGCGTTTCTGTGTCACGATGCCGCAACGAGGTGAGCCATGAAGCTCGCGACGATGCCGCCGCCGTCTCACGCCCCCGTCCTCCAGAAGGCGACCGCGTTCGTGGATCAACGATCTCCGTCGGGGCCTATCGGCCTCCAGCGCAGGACCGGAACGGGTCACACGCTGGACAACATGGCCCGCAACATGGTGATCTCGCGCCAGATGAAGACGCGGCTCAAGGATCCGGACGTGTTCGCGGCGATGGACCGGATACGGTCGCGGGTTCCTGAGTATCGCATCGTCGAGTCTCCGGGCAACGAGGGCACGGGCGACGCGACCGTGAAGGCCGAGATCGAGTCGGTCTTTCACCGGCCCGACGGCGCCCACTCCTACCGGCAGATCCTCGCCGTGACGGTCGACCGGCTCAAGTGCCTGGGCTCGGCTCACTGGCTGCTCCGTCGAGCCGGCGACATGCGCGAGGGCCTCGAGAAGCGCATAGACCAGTTCGCGCGAGTGCTCCACGAGGGGGGCATCCCCGCCGACGCGCTGCCCCTGCTCAGCAAGGCGTTGGACGATGCTGTATCGGGCGAACTCGCCGGGGCGAGCGCCGGAGACATCGTCGGCTTCGAGTGGCTCCAAGGCTACGTCGCTCGCGACAAGGAGGACCCGAAGCGGTTCGTCCAGGTCGTCGGCGGGAGCACCCCCAATAAGAAGTACTGGCCCGCCGAGAACATCATCGAGTTCATCCGTATGAACCCGCACGACGGCGGCCCGCTGTCGGCGCTCGAAGCCGTGGAGGAGCAGAGTGACGCATCGCTCTGGGCGTTCATGCTGAACCGCGACGCGGCGCGCACGGGAGGCATGGCCGACCTGATGCTCGCCATTGAGGGGATGAGCGAGGCCGAGCGTGATCGCCTGATGGCGCTCATGTATCAGCGGGCTAACCCGAGCCAGACGGACCTCTCGTGGATCCCCATCGTGATCCGGCTCACCTCGACGTTCCAGGGGCGGGCGCCCGTGGTCCACGATGTAAGCCTCTCGAAGAAGGACCGCGACGCCCAGTGGCTCGAGTGGGACAAGGGAATCGACAAGCGCAAGTTCGGCATCTTCGGCACGCCGGCGCCCATTGTCAAAGAATGGCAGACAATGAACCGGGCCGCCACCCAGACGTTGAATGAGGTCTTCAAGGACTACACCTGGTGGCCGCTGTTCGAGGACATCGACGAGCCGATCAACGACCGGCTCATCATCGAGGAGATGGGTTCTGACCAGTGGTGCCACGAGTTCGTCGAGCCGGACTTCCGGTCGACTGAGGAGCGGCACAAGCAGGAGACGATCGACCTCGAGACCGGCCAGCGCACGCCGTACAATGCCTTCGCCGACGAGAACGGGCAGGAGGAGGCCGACCGCGTGTACGACGAGCTGAAGAAGCGCGGCCTCGACGCCGACTCGTGGAAGATGCCGTGGTTCAAGCAGGGCAAGGGCTGGATTCCGCTGACCTCCGTCGTCCCGCCGGAGGGTGGCGTTGCCGCGGACTTCGATCCGCTGACGGCCGCGATGCGCGCCGAGGGGGCGCCCCTGCCCGGCGAGAACGGCGAGGACGAGGATGACGAGGGCAACCCGTTCGAGGAGAAACCCCCGGTCGAGAAGTCGCTGCAGGTGCTCGACAAGTGGCAGTCGCTCGCCGCCGATGCGGTGCGCAACAACATGGATCCGCTGACCGCGTGGCCGGATGATGAGTCGATAGCCGACGTGCCGGAGCCGCTGATGCTCGCCGTCGACGAGGCGCTGGAGAAGGCGACGACCGTCCAGGACGTGAGCGACGCGTTCGCGCCCGCGCGGACAGAGCTCAAGAAGGGGCTGACGGAATGAGGACCTTGAAGAACCGCGTGCTCGGTTGGGTGTCCGAGATGATCGGATGTTTCTGGGTGTTCGTGTTCTGCATCTTGGGCGGACCCGGCGCGCCCGAGGCCTTCGACGAGGAGTGGCGACCTTGAACCTCGAGTCGAGCAGGCGCCCGGGCGAGAGTCGGGCGGCCTGGAGGAAGAGGGCGATGCGACAGTCCGCGGACGACGCGAGCGGGGGCAAGCTAGCGCAGTTCGTGTACGAGCAGCTTGAGGTCAAGGGCCGTCGGATGCGGCAGATAGCCGGGGCGCTCGGGAAGCAGTTGTCGGCGCTCCGGCAGCCGAGAGAGAGGAGTGAGTGAGATGAGGATGCTCCGGTGGTGGGAGCGGTTCCTCGTCAAGCGCGGAGGATGGAAGACGTGGAGATGGGCGTCGTCGCGTGCGTGCGGCCGGGCTGTGCGCCGAGGGATGCGGCTTGGCTTGAAAGGGTTGGCACGCGAACGGCCTCTTGGTCTGGGTTATCGTCAACTCCCGTGATAGGCGAGGTGTCGTGATGCTGAAGCTCAAGACGACCGTCGTCGCTGACGAGAAAGAGAACATCGTCAAGATGCTGCGTCAGATCGCCGATGATTTGGAGGAAGCATCTGAGAAGCCTCCCGCTGACGGCTGGGTGGATTGTACGCACATGGACGAATGGACTGACGACAGACAGCACTACAGTGCGAACGTGGAGTACGGCACGATCCGGCCGATGGATTCCGACGTTGCGCTTGCAGATGACATGCTAGCTAGGATCACAGGATAATGCCCCCTGCCCTCCGACTCCCCGGCGTCGGCAAGCGGCGCGGCCTCGGCGCCGTGCGCGGCTTCGCGCGGCCCCCTCAGTTCCCCTGGTTGTCCGACGCGTCGCTGAGGAAGCTCGCGGGCGCCCGCACGCGAGACGGGTGGATCGACTCCGTCTCGAGCGCGACCGGCTACACGCAGGCTGAGAAGGACGCGTTGACGGAGAACATCTTCCGCACGAAGGTCCGGGCCTACGAGGACCGCGTGACGAGCGAGCTCCGGCGCACCGGCTCGATCAAGAAGGGCCAGCGTTGGCGGATGGCGTCTGACGACTACACGCGCACGGCGATGTGGGCCGAGTCCGAGAAGTCCTCCATCGGCATCGCCGACACCTACGACAAGGACCGAGATCGCTGGGCCAAGAAGATGAAGAAGACGGGCGGGCGCAAGAACCGCTACGTCGTGGCCCGCGAGTTCGACGACTGGAACGAGGGCCGCGCTGTCTGGAAGGCCAAGCAGGTCTCCGACTCGGAGATGATGGTGGCCGACATGCGGGCTGGCGACGAGATGTACCGCGAGTCGGGGATCGCCAACCCGAAGCGGGACAAGGCCTGGTATTGGCTGACCACGGCGTCGGGTTCCTCGAGCATCAACCGCAGGACGACGGCGCGCGGCAAAGGCAAGGGCCGGAAGGCAGGCAAGACGAAGCGGGCCGAGGGTCCGTGCAAGCGGTGCCGGGCGATGCAGCGGAAGAATCCGTACACCCGAAGAGGCCTGGTGAAGGCGGCGAAGCGGCTCGGCGCGTGGAGGCCCAAGCACTTCGTGATGCACGCCAACGAGCGTTGCACGGTGGAGTTCCGGCCGGGCGGCCAGAAGCTCCGCTCGAGGGCCAACCGCGACAAGGCGACACGGTGGGCCGAGAAGCACGGGACGATAACGGGGGTGGCGTAGGATGACCAACAGAGAGGAGCACGACGATGACTGACCAGCAACTGATGGACCTTTGGGTGAGACAGCGAGACAGGCTCAGGGAGTTGTTCGACCGAGACGGGCGCCTGCCGTGGGGTATGAACTGCATCGTCTGGCACGGAGCGCCGGGGCACATGAGTCCCGAAGGCGGTGAGGGTGAGGCGGTGCGCGCCGAGGCCGAGAAGGTCCTTGCGCATCATCGGGACGATTTCGCCGATGTGTGTATTGTCGAGCAGTCGACGGTCGGGATTGGAATGGTTGATATGATCTTTACTTATTCGATCGACAGCATCGCCTTCTGGGACGACAGGTTGTGGGAGGAGCTATGTCAACGGGTACAGAGCTGACGCCCTATGCCCCCGGCGGCCCAACGATGGACGTGGCGCAGGCGGGCCACGCGCTGCGTCCCCCGCGCGGGCGCGTGCTCGTACCGCCGAAGGGGCTCTGCTCGGAGGACTTCTTCCACATCTGCGACTGGCCGGCCGAACTGACTGAGTTCGACGAGCGCCGCGGCTTGGTGCTGTTCCACGACAACCTCGATCCTGACAGGTCGTTCAAGGTCGGATACACCTACGCTCAGATCCGCTGGCACCGACAGAATCCCAGAGGCACCCCCCTCAACTTCCGGCGCCTCGTGGCGGCGGCGCTGGCGTCGACGCGTGAGTCACACGAGAAGGGAGGGCGCCGCGCGCGCAGGCGATGGAACAGCCCCTATTCCGTGACGATCAGCCGGTGATGGTGCAGCCGGTTCTGTCTAGCAGCAACGGCGATGCGTGTCGCGTGTCGTGCGGCTCTTCGAGTTGTAGGGGTCGTCGCTTCGCCCATTCCCGCGTGCTTCACGTAACTAGCCTCTCCGCCGTCCTCGCCGGCGACCACTCCGACGACGGCCGCTACGTCCTCGTCGCGATCTGCCCGAGGTGCGGAGCGGTCAACCGGCTGTGAGTTGACGTCGTTCCCCTCGTACCCCCCCCTAAACCGTCTGAGAAAATAGTCCAACTATTTTATCCGAACCCCTTTACATTCTTGTGTAATGGATATATAATCATTAGGCAATCAGGAGACAGGAACCCAGGAGGCCCGAGATGACAACAACCACCGCGAAGCTCACCAGAGAACAGACCTACAAAAACGAGTACTGGCGGACAGGCGAATTCCCGGAGTGGTGTTGGCACTGCGGGGCGGACGCGGGCACTGAGGTAACCTACTGCCCCTCCTGCAACAGCTTCCTATCAGATTGGGAGGCCATGTGCATCGTCGGTATCGCAGGCCAGGACTAACCAGCCTCACCACTCACGGGGGGGCGCGCGCCTTACGCGCGGAAGGAGAGACGACATGGAGACCACCGAGCGATACACCTGCACGGGCGGAGTCCGAGGAGACTGCGGAGTCACTCACCGAAGCATCGCGGCAGCGGTGCGGTGTTGTCGTCGAGACGACCGAGCTTGTAAGCGCGGAGGAGGCTACTCCGACCGGCGTGTCATTGGCCTGGACGAGGACGGCCGACAACGCAAGCTGACCGGCATCGAGTTCGACGAGGTGGTCGACGCCGAGATTGCCGAGGTGACCGCATGACCAAGCCAGTCGGCCGACCAGGTAACCCAGGCCTCCCATACAAGACCGAGACCTACTCAGTCCGGCTGGAGCCAAGACAGGTAAAGTGGCTGGACGCGGAGACGAAGCGCCGTCGGTTGACCAACCGGAGCCACATGCTTCGAGCGATCATCGACGAGGCGCAAGGAGGGAATAGCAGTGGTTAGCTCTCAGGCAAAAGAGCGCGCTCGCTGCAGGGCGCGCAACGCAGTCAATGACGGGTCGCTATCTCGCGAGCCATGTGAGTGTTGCGGGGTGACGGAGAATGTCCACGGCCACCACGACGATTACTCGGAGCCGCTTGACGTCCGGTGGCTGTGTCCGGCGTGCCATAGCGCCGAGCATACACGGATGAGGGAGGAAGACCCGACGCTGTCGAAGGTCGGCCGCCCCGCCAACCCCGAGGGAAGCAAGCAGGTACTGGTCGTGCTCACGGACCCCACGCTCGCCAAGCTCGACGCGCTCGCGAAGAAGCGCGGGCTCAACCGTAGCGAGTGCGTGCGGGACATGATACGGAGGGCGCGGTAGGGATACTATGGATGACGAGCAGCGGAAGGAAAAGCAGCGGGCGTACTACGCCAAGAACCGAGAGTCTATTTTGGCGAAGCGGCGGGATCGGAAGCGGGAGCACGACCGGGTGTACCGCGCCAAGAATCGCGCCAAGCTTGCCGCATACAACAAGAAGTATCATGTCGAGAATCGTAAGGCGATCAATGTACGGCAACTGGGGTGGCAGCGCAATTATCGTGCTGAGAATCGTGAGAGACTCAACGCGCAGGCGCGCGCTAGATATGCAGCCAACCCAGATGCCAAGCGCGAGCGTGCGCGCGAGCGTAATAGACCACGTCGGGTACGTACAGATGCGATGCGTGCTAAACAAAGACGTCACCGGAAGGCCAACCCGGAGATATACGCTGCGTATCATCGAAAACGCAAAGGTCTGAAGCTCGGAGCTGCTGGTGTCTGCACGGCCGATAAGGCTCGTCAACGCTCGGCCGTCTTTGGGCATCGATGCTATCTATGCAATGCCCCGTCTGAGGCCATGGACCATGTCAAGCCGCTCTCGAAGGGCGGCTCCAACTGGCCGTCGAACCTCCGTCCGATTTGCTGGTCATGCAATTCCACCAAGCGTGATAAGTGGCCCTATCCTGTGCCATCCCCCTCTTGACACATCCCCCCCAACGTGCTATTCATTCCCTGCCAAGCGGTCCAGTTGTGAGTGCGCCGTGCATTGAGCCCCCTCCGGTCCTCGGGGACCAGGAGTGCGTTGAGGCCCCGGCCCACTGCCCGAGAGGAACGTCCCAGCGCTACGGCGCGGGCAACCTCACAGGTAGTGGCCGGGGTCGTTTTTGTTCTCCTGGCCGAGGAGAACTCAACACATGGACAACGCAGGACTGGCCCCAAAGCTCGTTGCCTCCGGTCCGTGGCGCACTGTCACGCAGGCGGCGGCGGACTCGGCGACCGATCTGCCCGCCGTGAACAACTTCGCGCAAAACCCCAACGCTTCCTACGACTTCGCCAGGGTTTACTTCGATCTCGACTTCGGTGGTGACGCGAACGCTAGCGTGGACCTCCGGTTCGCGACGGGGCTCGACGCGGCCGCCGCCGATCCGTCCGGGGCCCAGGAGGCGAAGGGCTGGCTCGTATACCCTCGCCTGATCGAGGGCATCCTCTCCACCGATGTGCTCGCGTCCGCCGAGACGAAGCAGGAACACCAGACGCCGGACCTGACCGAGGGCCAGTACGCCATTGATGTCCCCGTTTACGGACAGAATCTCTGGGCCTCTGTTAGCGACGCGGCCGGCTACACCTATTCCTACGGCTGGACCGTTCGGGCGCGGATCGTGTGGTACAACAGACAAGCGGACATGAGGTAGCGCGACATGGCTACGATGGGCAGGATGCCTGGTGGTTCGGGCGACGGGCCAGACGGTGACTGCGTATGTCCCGAGTGTGGGGCGACGGCGCTGCACAAGACCGGAGTTCCCTGCTACGAGATGGAGTGCCCCGAGTGCGGCGCGGCGATGTCTCGACTGTCCAAGGGGGGCAATATGGTCGACCAGCAAGGCGTAGGCTTCGAGGCTGGAGTCGAGCTGCTGAAGGCGTACGAAGACGACGGCAAGCGATACGTGGCGTACGCCTGTGCCGACGACGGGCCCGACCTGCAGAAGGGGCGGGACAAGCGCACGGGCCTCGCCACCGTCGCCGACGTGATCGACCGCGAGTTCCTGGATGTGATGGCGAAACAGACCATCGAGGACGGGATCGGACTCGTCGACTCACACCAGTCAGCCTTTGAGGACATCCCTATCGCCGATCCGGTGCAAGCCGTAGTCGTCCCGGTCGGCGAGACGCCTGGTGCCCACCTGAACGTCCCCGAAGGCGTGGATTTTAGCAAGCAGGTCAAGCACAACACGTTCGTCACGCTGTTCGAGCTGCGGGCCAACGACCCGCGCGCCGACGACGTGTTCGAGAAGGCCGCCGCCGGGGAGGACGACCGAGGCGTCTCGGTCCACGGCGGGATCAGTGACGTCAAGATCGAAATGAGGAAGGACCTCGGCGGCTACGTCCGTGTGATCGGGGACGGCTGGCTCGACCACCACGCGCTGCTCCCCGCCGGCAAGGCGGCGAACCCGCGCATGGGGGCCATCGCCGCGATGAGCAAGGCGCTCGACGAAGCGCCGAAGGACGAGCTCGACAAGGCCGAGGTGAGGGTATACGGGCCGAACGGCGTGGAGCTTACAGGCTACGTCAAGACCGACGACGACGAGTACAAGTACGCGGGCTACGAGGTCTACAGTTTCGAGGGCGCGCTCACCGCGGCGAAACTGAAGACCGAGCTTCCGCGCCTGACCGACCTGTTCAAGGCGGTGGTGGACAACATCCTCTGCGCTTCGACCGAGGAACTGCCAGACAAGCGGGCGGCGCTGGTGACGGCGGTCAACGAGCACCAGGATGCCGTCGAGGCGCTCGTGAGGGGCGGCACGCTGTCAAAGGCCGAAGCCGAGGAACTGACCGACAAAGCAGCTACAACGGTCGCCGACGCGACGACCGAAACCGTAGACGGCGGCGAGGCCGCCAACCCGGAGGGCAATGCCATGAGCACGGACGACAAGGGCAAGGAGGCCGAGCAGATGGTGGCCTCGCTAGGCAAGCAGCGCGAGTCGGCGAACGGACTGATCACGCGGTTCGGTGGGGACGAAGGGGATCTGATCCCCGACCTGCCGGAGGACGACCTGGGCAAGGCGATTGAGCTAGTCGAGGAGGGCCAGGCGCGCGCCGACCTTCTGAGCAAGGCGTTCGCCTCGTTGCCGGTCCTCGACAACCTTGGCGCGGCGAAGGCCGGGCAGCGCGAGAAGGACGCGCAGAAGTCGCCCGACGCCCAGCACTCGGGCATGTCGAAGGAGCAGGTTACCGAGCTCGTCACCGAGCTCATTCCCGGTATCGTCGCCGAACTCAAGAAGGCCGAGGACGAGGCCGAGGCCGCCGACGCCGGCAAGGGCGACGCCGGTGAGGATGGCTCCGACGGCGACAATGGCGAAGACGCCGATACCGACAAGGGCGACGGCGACGACGCTGCCAAGGGCGACGGCGACGAAGAGCCGGCTACCGCCGAAGAGGTCGGCGACATGATCGACAAGGCGCTCGCAAAGCTCAAGGGCGATGAGCGCGCCGAGCTCAAGAAGTCACTCGGCATGGTCGGTGCGCAGGAGACCGACGAGCCGACCCGCGGCGACGCTGTGGCGTACAAGGTCGGCCAGGTCAACGAGGCCGCCGCCGAGGGCGGCGGTGTGGCTCCGTCGAGTACCAGTCACTACGGCAAGATCCTGAGGGGCGAGGCTGAGTAGCCCGTCCCGTCACGGCCGAACACCGGCTCGCAGCAACGACGCAGCTAACGACGCAGCAACGACGGCGCAGGCTGGAAGCGGCCAAGGCCAACACTACAACCGGAGGTACGACACCGTGAACGAGGAGCTCTACAAGGGACTCACGTCCGCATCAACCAGCGGCGGGCCGTGGCAGGATCGGGACCTCAATCCGGTCCTGACCGACGCTGCGCAGAAGAAGCGACCCCTCTTGAAGTACCTGAACATGATCCCGGCGACCGGCGATCCGCACAAGTTCCGCCGGCGCGACAAGCAGCCGTTCGGCCACTGGGAGGGCGACGCTGCGACCTCCGTCCAGACGCAGTCCTCGGTCAGCACGCAGTCGCGCTACCTCAAGATCGTCCGCTCCAAGGGCTTCGTCACCGACTTCCTCGCCGCGACGATGGGCCCGGATGAGTTCGACGTGGCGCTCGAGGAGATCCTGGCGCACACTGAGAACTGCGCGATGCAGATCGCGGCCGGCGTGCTGTGGGGTTGCGACGGCAACGCGAGCGCCTACACGGTCGGCGCCCTCACCAACCGCGGCAACGCGTACATGATGGCCGGGTTCGACGCCGACGCCAACATCTACCGCAAGGACGGCGGCGGGAACGCGATGACGTTGGCAGAGATCAACGGACTGATCGATGCTACCGACATCGCCGGCGCCGAGGAGTCGCGCGTCTTCGTGATGTCGAGTCACATGCGGTCGCGGCTCGAGCTGCAGGAGTACTCCAGCGGCGGCGCACGACAACTTCCCACGATCGCCGGCGCGTTCGGGATCACGATGTCCACGTACAAGGGCATCCCGATCCTGACCTCCGACCAGACTCGCCCGCGCGCGAAGATGGGGACGATCACCCTCGCTGGCAGTGACCCGGGGACGGGGAGCATGACCGACGACACGTACTACTACAAGGTCGCTCCGGTCACCGTCGAGGGCGAACAGCTCGCCTCCGCCGAGGCGTGGGTCACCCTCGTGGGCGCCACCGCCACGCAGATCGTGACGATCACCGTCACGGCGTTCCAGTTCGGCAACACCAACGCGCTGTTCTCGGATGCCCTATACTACAAGATCTACCGGGGCACGGCGACGGGCGGCGAGGTACTCGTGGCGACCGTACCGGCGCTGGTCTACAACGCCGCCGGCACGGTCGGGAGCGCTAGCACAACGCTCATCGATACCGGCCTCACGCAGACGCGCGGCGGGATCAGCTCGAGCATCACCGACACCGAGCTGCTCGGTAGCGTGACCGCTCCCGAGGAGTGCGTGTTCCTGGTCAACGCCGATCCGGAGAACGGGGCCCAGATTCCGGCCTCGACTCAGAAGGGACAGGCGGTCAGCGCCGACGACTTGATCGGTCTGAAGAAGCTGGGAGCCACCGCGGACCACGAGCAGTTCCTGGTTCGCAGTTACTGCACCCTCGCGATCAAGCGAGGCGCGGCCCACGGCGTGCTTCGCAACGCGCTGGCCGCGTAGACGTTGTGAGCAGGGCGCTCACGCAAAGCCGAGGGGCGGGCGGTTACCCGCCCGCCCCTCGCACATACAGAGAGGAGTAATCACATGGCGCGCGTCTGGATAGAGCATGTGAAAGGCGACCCGACAGGATCTATCGCGTTTCAGAGCGCGATTCCCGTGGTCGTCAAAGACCCGGTGACCGGCAGGATGGTCGAGAAGCTCGGGGCTCGGCAGATTCAGTGGACCAACGGGCGTTTCATCGCCAACGAACTCGACGTCCCGGAGATCGTGATCGTCGGCTGCAACACCAACGAAGAGCGCGCCGAGGCGTTGAAGCGCAGCCGAGGGCCGGTGTTCGCGGTGGTCGGCGAGGTGACGTCAGAGGCAGACCCGAAGAACGAGAGTCGCGACACCTTCACCGAGCGGGAGCAACCGTAGTGCGGACCCTCCTCTGCGATGAACAGGACATCCGGCAGCGCGTGAGCGGGCTCGTCCACGCGACCGTGCTCGCCGACCTCGATGACGAGGACGTGTTCCTCGTCGGTGCGGAGGACAGTGACGACGGCGCCGGGCTCATCACGCGATGGTCGGCGCAGTTCGAGGACGATGTCGGCTACGCGATCTCCCCGCGCACGGAGACGATCACCGTCGACGGCTCGGGCACCAACGAGCTGATCCTGCCGAAACGGTACACCCCGATCCAGCGCATCGACTCGGTCTCCTACGTCAGTTCCGGCGGGTCGGTCACGAGCTACGACTTCGACGGCGAGGCAGGTATCCTCTACCTAAAGAACGAGCCCGAGGCCAACGTCGTATCCGAAGCGTCGTGGGGGGGCGGCCGGCTGGACCTCCCGAGGTGGCCCGACGGCCGGCGCAACATCTCGATCACGCTCTCCTATGGTCAGCGCAACGTGCCGGGCGCGGTTCGCAAGGCCGTGGCCGACCGCGTGGCCGCCGATGTGCTGCTCTTCGACCGAGGCTTCCGCGACAAGGGCCTGAAGACGAAGTCGCTCGGCGACCGCTCCGAGTCCTACGGGGATGGTCGCTGGTCCGACGAGATCATGACGTACGTGGCTCAGTACGGCGCCCAGGTTCGCAACATGACGAGCGAGGTCGCGCTGTGAGCGAGGACTGGACCGGCTACCGCGGCGACTGGCAGTTCGCCGACTGGGAGAACGAGGTTCTCACGATCAACGCCCTGCCGGCGACGGGCCACACGCAGACAGAGCTGGCGACCAACGTCCGGGCCAAGGCCGACGGCGAGAAGCGTGGAATCGGCGCGACCGACATTGGAACGGTAACGCTCAACTACACGCGGCGCTTCTTCTTCGCCGCCGCCTACATCGATGCAGACGGCAACACGAAGGACCCGCGCAGCGACGACGGAAACGACCTGCTCGAGGAAGGCAACGTGATCATTGACGCCGACGGCCGCAACTGGGGCATCATGGGATCGCCGAACCCGGGCGGGGCGGACGAGCACTTCGAGGTTCAGACGACGCGGAGGCAGACGTGATCTATGCCCACGAAGTTGACGAGCGGCGGCGGTCGTTACGGAATGTCCGGCGCCACGTTCGGCGGCGGAATCCGCAACTTCACGATCCGGGTTGCGTCCAACGCCCGCAGCATCGGCGGTGCGATGAAGGTCGCGGCGAAGGACGCGGAGGAGATTCCGGCGGCGGCGCTGACGGAGATCGTGGACTGGCAGGTCGAGCGCGCGAAGAAGTACTCGTCGGGGACCATGACCCGCCAGCAGCTCCGCGCGCGCAGGCCGGGCAAGTACTCGACGCAACGGTCACCGCAGAAGCGGGACTTCATCATCAACGCCCACGTCGGTACGTTCCGGGCCGGCTGGCGCGCCGCGCGCGTGAAGCGCCAGGGCAAGAAGTTCTTGGTCCGCCTGCTCAACGTGGCGATGCCGGTGGCGGCGTTCCTGATCCTCGGGACCCGCACGATGCGGGAGCGGCCGATTCTTCAGAAGATCAAGCAGGAGAGCGGGAAGATCGTGAACCGAGTGATGTCGCGGTTGAGGATGCGCTTGCTGCGTAAGATGCGTCGCGGCAGCCGGACGATGAAGGGGCACAAGTAACGATGGCCTACACGCCGGTCCCGATCCGCAGGGCGATGGAGGCGGTCAAGAGCATCCTCGAGGATGGGATGCCCGCGAAGTTGTCGGCGGCCGGCCTCCCGGCGATCTCGTCGTTCACTTTTGCCGACGTGCTCGTGAACGAGGAGAACCAGCTTCCGCAGGTCGTCATCGACCTGAACTACAAGCGGCACAGTCGCACCGCAGGCGGCGGGTTTCAGGGGATGTACAAGCTCATGGTCGTCTGCGCCCTGGAGTGGACCGGAAACGAGGACGGCTACCTCGACGGGGCGGAGATGGCGTCCATAGCCGAGGCGCTCATGTTCGACAACGCTCAGTACGAGGACGGCACGGGCGAGCTCTGGAACGCGATCCCGAACAAGCTGTGCGAGTGCGGCGCAGCCGGCAACGACGGCGCAGACGAGAAGGTGGCCTGGCAGGGCGGGCGCTGCGTGATGACGTTGGTCGGCAAGCGCCTGGTCTACGGATAGGAGAGAGAGATGTCCAAGAGCAAGCCCGAAGGCAGCTCACAGAGACCGACGCTCAAACCGCTGCAACCGACGCTCGACATGGACTTCGTCAATGCCGAGATCGCGGCGGGCCGAACTCCGACCTGTCCGGACTGCCACGAGGCGCTGACGAAGGTCTACACTCCGGGGGCGCTCATCCCGGCGGGCTACGAGCCGACGGCGCCCGAGGACCATCGCTGCAATCCTCTTCAGATAGAGCGCCTGAAGCGGGCCGCCAAGGCGACCGGCGAGCCAGGCGAGACGCGGATCGAACGTGAGATTCGGAAGGCGTCCGAGATCGTAGAGACAGGGGTGTTCGTCAACCCTCCTCCGAAGGGTGACGAGGAAGACGTGTAACGCTGACGCGGGAGGCAATGACCGATGGGACACGACCGAGGCTGGAAAGGCCTTTTCTACTACGCGTCGCAGCCGAGCGGCAAGGGCACGCCCGTGAACCCGACGTTGCCGACCGGCGACTGGGAGAACTTCCGGGCCCGCATCATCGGCGGTGTCGAACCCGTGAGGAGCGCCGGTTCGCGCGCGATCATCGAGCTGGTCGAGGGCATGACCGGGGTCGAGGTGTCGTACGACTGTCCGGCCGTGCAGGCGTCGACCGAGCAGGCGGCGTTCCTGAACCACTGTATCGCCAGCCCGATCACGACGGCGCTCACCTATGTCACACTGGGGTGGGGTGTTGTCGGCGGCGCGGACAAGCAGGTCGAGGACTCGAAGCTCGACACGTTGAGCTTCAACGGCGACTCCGAGGGGAACTTCACATGCTCGGTTACGGCGATGGGCGGCAAGGTCGCGACGCCGTCGCCGGTGCTCTCCGAGTCTCAGTCGTTCCTCACGGAAGACCCGTCGCTGCAGATGCATGAGGCGATCTACAGCGAGTTCGAGCTGTCGGGGATCTCCGGCGAGTACCGGAACAACCTCCGCATGGTGCCGGTGATTGCCAGTACATCCACGAGCCGCGACCCGGGGCGCGTGTGGGACTACCTCACCGAGGGGCCCATCGACTTCTCGGGTAGCTACAGCATGTTCAACGACTCGGGTAAGGACTTACAGGGCGCCACGATCTCGGCCGTCAGCCCCGTGCTCCGCTTCGTGGACAAGGGGGCGAGCGTCGACGAGCTGCTGCTCACGATCACCGGACTCAAGGTTCAGGACGATACGCAGTCGATCCCCGGCGACGACCCGGACATCGAGTGGGAACTGCCGTGGGTGGCGACCGCCCTGACGTGGGCCGCGACGGAGTACTGAGCGCCATAGGCGTGCCCTGCGAGCCGATGGGGGGTATACCCCTAGGGCGAGGCTCCGAAGGCGCCCAGGCGACCCCTGTGAGCCAGCGAGACCCCCTTCGTACGCCGGGGGCACAGAGAGGAGTATCGGCATGGGACGCAATGGTGGAGGGCCCCGTCAGTTCGCGACAGCGGACTCGGGGCTCGTTGCATGGTTGGGGCTCTGCGGAATCGAGCCCGTCGGGTATCGAATAGTCGGGCGCGGCAAGCGCATGGCCGCGGTGTTCGCGCGAACGGACGAGGTGCGCGAGGCCAGGAGGCTGTATCAGAAGACGTGCCTGTACGGGCGCGGCCAGGGGCAAGACCCGGACACGGTGATCGCCCCTGACCTGAAGCCGGAGGAGTTCGTGCAGACGTACCTGAAGACGTTGCGTGACCTACAGGATCGACTGATGGATTCGGCGCCGCCGGAGAACCGGCGGAGAGAGAGAGGAGACGATGGATCAGATTGACGTGGACGTGACTGATGTGTTGCAGGAAGCCGGGGACGTGCAGGACATTGACTACTCGGCGCTCGGGTTGTCGGAGGATGAGCAGAAGAACCTCAAGGAATTGGAGGAGGCCGCTAGCGCGGAGTCTCAGTTCACGGCCGACGAGCTGACTCCCAATATCCCCATCCCCGGTCGTCCAGATGAGTTCGTGGTCCTACGTCGCATCGACTCGTTCCAGGTACGCCGGTGGCGTCAGATGGCCTCGGACGTGAGGTACAAGGCGAAGATGACCGAGGACGAGGGCGAGACTAACGAGATGGAGGGGTCGGTCAAGCCCCAGCTCGCGGACTCGTTCCTGTACCTGTGTCAGGCCGGCATCGGCGAGTACTGCGTCACGGTCAATGGGCAGTTAGAGAAGGGCGGCTTCAACCGCAAGGTCGAGGGCGCCACGGAGCGAGGTAGCATCGAGAAGGAGATTCGGCGCGTGTTCGGCGGCCTGCTGCCCGGCACCGGCGACTGGCTGGAGCGCGTTCTGATGCTGTTCAACGGACTCACACGGGAGCGCCGTTCGTCGCGAAACGAATCGGAGGCCTGATACGCCGATGGGCTGCCGAAGAGAAGGGTTGGAAGCGACTTCGGCAGTTCATCCCTCCGTGGTTCGAGGACGTGGCCTTGTGCGCGGCGGCCTGGGAGCAGGGCATCCTGCCGAGGGGGAACTGCATCGCCGACAACAACCCGGCCATGATCGAGGCCATCGTCGCGTACCGGGCCGGTTGCTACGACAAGCACGAACGTGAGATGGAGAAGGGCCAGCGCGACAAGGGCGGCGACGTAGACGACCTGCCGGAGCCGACGCGCCGCGAGATCGATCGGCTAACCGCCGAGGGCAAGACCGTGGTGAAGCCGACCGGGCGGAGACGGAAGCGCAAGCGTAAGAGGTGACCCGACGTGGACAACGAGGAAGCCCTCGAGATCGCGATGGAGGCCAGCGGCAACATCGTCGGCGGCATCAAGGACCTCGTCAAGGTCCTCGGGTCACTCCAGCGCGCCCTTGACTCGATGGGCAAGGAGGGTCTCCAGTCCGGCAACAAGGTCGCGCGCGGCATGAAGAACGCCGAGAAGGCGATTCGCAGCGCCCGTCGCGCGCAGGCGCAGGGTCAGAAGCGCGACGCGCAGGGGCGCTTCGTCGGCGGAGGTGGGGGTGGGGGCGGGGGTGATCCTGGGGGGTTCGGAGGTGGAGGTGGCGGAGGAATGGGAGATGTAGGAGGCCTTGGTTTTCTGGCCTCTAAGATACCAACCCCGGCCATCGCGGCTGCGGCCGGTTTCGTTGCCGTCAAGAAGGTTGTCGGCGCGATTGTCGAAGACCTCAAGGCGATCCCCCGATACGTTGCTGCCATCGTAAGAGGTGTGCGCGTCCTCGCGCGAGCGTGGTTCCGCATCAACGCCACCATCCTCAAGATCGCCGTCGGGATCAATGTCGGAATCATCGGCGCGCTTGGCATGGCGTTGAAGTTCGCCGTCGACTTCGAGACGGCGATGCTGCGCGTCGGCGGTGTGCTCTCGAAGAACATGGCGCAGATGGGCTTCCTTGAGAAGACCATCCGCTCCATCGCCAAGACCTCGACCTTCCGGCCCGGAGAACTTGCCGGCGGCGCGTTCTCCCTGGCGTCGATGGGCTTCTCCGAGGCCGACATCGCCGGCATGATCGCCGGAGTCACGAAGCTGTCCGAGGCGCTGGGCGCCGACCTCGCGGAGGCGGCCGAGCTGGTGGCGACTCAGATCCGAATCTTCAACATGCGGGCCACCGACTCGACTCGCATCGCCAACGTGCTCGCCGCGGCCAACAAGTACTCCGCCGCGACGTTCAGCAAGCTCGCCCAAGCATTATCTTACGCGTCGCAGTCCGCGAAGGCCGTCGGGGCCACGTTCGAGCAGACCGTCGGCTTCCTGATGATGATGTTCAACGCAGGACTCGACGCGTCGCGCGCCGGCACGGCGATGCGTCGGATGCTGATGGCACTCTCCGCCCAGACGCCGATCACCGGCAAGATCCTTGAGATGCACCTCGGGAAGGGCCTTGCCCACAAAGTCAACCCCGCCGTGGTTGGTCTTACCGAGGCGCTCAAGAACCTCGAGCGCGCGGGCCTGAGTACGTCGGAGCAGTTCGTGGTCTTCGGGGCGCGCGGCGTGGAGGGCGCGCTGGCCTTCGCGCGCGGGGGGACGGTCGAGTTCAACAAGCTCACCCGCGCGGTCACCGCGACGCAGCAAGCGTTTACACAGGCGGCGATCCAGACGTCCGGGGTCGGTGGGCAGTTCAAGTTCCTCATATCCTCCATCGAGGAGCTGGCGATAACGCTGACCGAGAAGATGCGCAAGCCGTTAGCCGACGCGCTGCGGTCGCTGGCGGCGTTCGTCAACAAGCTCGCCGAGTCCGACCAGATCAAGAACTTCGCCAACGCGCTCGGGGCGGCGGCCAGGATGGGCGAGCGACTCTTCACCAAGTGGCTCTCGAAGATCAACATCGCGCAGTTGTGGCCCAAGGTCATCAACACCATCGCCACCTACCTGCAGATCATGGGGAATATCGGAGCCACGGTTTTCACTGTCCTATCGGAGGGATTCAAGTTGTTGTCGACCCCTGAGGGGGCGGCGACGATAGAAGCCGTATGGAAGACCATCGTCGGGTTTTTCCAAGTATCGGGGAGACTCGTCGTCGGCGTCATGTACGGGCTTAGCGCCGTGATGGAGAAGGTCTTCACCGAGGACTCCAGGACGACGTTCGAGTTGTTCGTAATCATCGTCAAAGAGGCGCTGACGCTCACGATGACTCTATTGCACTGGACGTTCAGAGCGATGGAAAACAAGATGGAGGATCTGTTTGGGCTCTTTGCCATAGTATCTAAGACCTACCGCAGACTGGTGGCTACTGCTACGTCGCTCAAGGTGGGGGCCGAGTTCTTGAGGGAGCTGGACGTGTCCGAGTTGCTCGATAAGAGCAGCGGGGCGATAGATATGATGACCGCGAAACTGGAGGAGGGCGAAGGGGCAGGTGCGCGCTTCTTCCGCGGCTTCCGTGAGGGCGCGGCGGCCTTTGACGCTACCTTCAACCCCGCCATCGCCAAGGCGCTGGCCTTCGCCGATCGTTTCACCGGCACCCTCGCCAAGTCGCGCGGCGTCGTCGACAGGGCCATCGCGAAGTTCAAGGAGCTCGGCAAGGCGATGGTCGGTGACATGGAAGGCTTCATGGACGCGGACGCGCTCATGGAGATTTCCAGCGCCGTCGACAAGGCGCAGAAGGCGCTGGAGAAGCAGTACGCCGACCCGACCATGATGCTTGCCGAGCAACTCCGCGCGACGAAGGACGGGATCGAGGGTCTGATCGAGGCGTCGGGCGCCCTGGAGCGACGACTCAAGGATCAGATCGACGCCTTCACCAAAGCATCGAAGAAGTGGTTCGGAGACCAGCCGGTCGGCGGCTACGTCGCCCAGGCCGCGACGATGCAGAAGGCCATCCAGTTCATCAACGAGATTCCGCAGCTCGCCGCGGCCGGCTTCCTTGGAGTTACAGGAGGGCAGCTCGGGGCGATGACCCCCGAGCAACAGCGTCAGGCTGCGATGCAGAACCAGGGCATCCGTGACATCGCGGCCCTACAGCTCATGGGCGCCGGGCTCGGAGAGATGGAGCAGCTCGCCAGCGCGTTCTTCAAGGAGCGGTTCGTCGATAAGCAGACGGCGGCGATGCAGACGCAGCTCTCGGCGATCGAGCGCACCAACGAGCTGCGGCGTATCGAGGCCGGGCACATCGAGAAGAGCATCGAGCTCCGCGAGCGCGCGGCCGAGATCGACGCCCGGCGAGAGAAACTGGCGACCAACTGGCAGCAGTACGTCGGCGGCCGCGGCCAGTTGCAGCAGGCCGGTCTCCCGGTGACGCAGATGCCCGGGGGCATGTCGCCCGGCATAATGACCTTGATGCGCGGGCTCGAGATGTGGTCGCAGGAGCTTCAGGTCCAGGCCAACTATCACCAGTCCCGCGTCGGCACGATGGCCGGCCACGGGCAGTTCGGCTACGGGCGATAGCGGGAGGCCGACGGGGAGCGAAATGTGTTGTATACAGGTGGGAGACGGGCCGCGGCATCGACCATAGCTTCGCACTGCATCTTCAGCCCCGACGGGTGGCCCGTCTCCCGACGACGCCCCGAGGGGCTGATTCTGTTTCTGCGGGAGACCTGACATGAGCGGCAAGTCGATCTACGTGAGGCTCAACGTTGTGGTGCTGGCGGTGCTGTTGGTGGCCTTCTTCCTGGGCGGGCTGTTCCTGGGGTGCTTGGAGAAGGTCCAGCCAGCCTGCTACCAATGCAAGCACAAGCTCGGGCAAGAGCAGTACTGCAACACCTGCTACACGGATATGGTGAACGTCGCTGAGTCGGTTCCATTCGTCGAGGAAGAGTGGAAGTTCAGCGGACCCGGCGCACTCGCCCACGCTGAGTAGGACAAGGACCGCATGGCGACCAAGACCCAGGTGAAGGACGGCGGCGCCCACATTACTGGGAGCCTTGGTGTTTTCAACCAGGAGCAGTCCCCGCTATTCATCTCGGCTGCTACCGAGTATATCTCCATCGAGGCGGGTGGTATTCGCTGCAAGATCGTGGACGTGACGCAGGGGTACGAAGGCGTCGTCGTTGACCCGGACATGGCCCGGCAGGAGCTCGGGGGCTTCCTCTACTTCGCGCTGGTCATCGAACAGACCGAGGGCGTCCTGGCTTACGAGGTCTTCTACTTCTACGCGGACAGTGATACGCCTTGGGATGTAGAAGCAGAGTTCGACTTCTCCATCACCGCTCGAGAGATATGGAGGACCGAGAGTACGTCGCCGGGAGCGGGACGAGAGAACGCCCCGGTCTACGCGAAGGAAGTCACGTACACGGACAAGTGGGAGGATATTGCGCCCGTTAGTTGGGTCGTCACCTTCGGCGCCCTAGAGGACTCGGGCACCAATCCCCCACCCGCCCCATGGAGCCCCTATGCCGGCGCCGTCGAGTACCTGAGAATAGAAATTGACCAACACAAAGGCGTCGCCGGGGTCACCTACGCGAAGCTATCTAACCTCGAATGGGATGACGGGACGGTCAACTTCGCACGCTATCACTACCCTCACCCGGAGCCTGCGGTCGGCGTCTACCTCAACGGGAAATCCGGTGGCCTCGACGTAGAGGAAAAGAGCAATGCTGGGGCACTGACGCGAGCGATAGAGTACAACCCGCCGTACATCGTGGACCTCTCCGTCGTGGGTGTCTGGAATCGCGTCGGGAAGCTGATGGGGGACCTCCGCATCAACGGTGGCTTCCGGGCCAACAACTACGTGCCCGACACGCTGAACTGGGACACGGAGACGGGCATCCCTGCCGTCCTGGGCGACGTGGTCTACCCGACCGTCAACCAGCTCCGCGCAGTCGGGACCTGGGTGCAGACCGCCGGCCTCGTCTCCGGCCTCACGTACCGCACAGCCGCTGACCAGTACGACCTCCATTCCGGCGCCTCCTGGACCCTCGCGATCACCGAGGCTTCCGCCCGCGAAGAACCCGTCCGAGACGATGACCTCAACATCGTCCAGCGGGTGCCGCCCATCAGCGCGACGAGCTGCCACGCGGACTGTGACTTCCACGGTGTGTATCTGGAACGCAGGGACGACGTGGGAATCTACGGGCCGAACGATGCGCTGTCTCACCCGAGCTGGGCGCCGACCGGCGGGGTGACCCGACCGAACTCGGACGGGTACTTCGTGGTCATCGCTGACGGCTCGCTCACGCTGACAATCCCCTGCGACTTCGAGGGTCGGATGGACGACGTGCCCCTGGGCCTCGCGCCCGAGGGTTGTCCGGTGATTTACCTGACGCGGAAGGCGAACTACTACTACCCCGAGCGCCCCTTCAACGAGGGCGTCTACTCGTGGCTCGGGTGGCAGAACCTCGAGATTCCGATCACGGCGCCGGCCGCCGGCGTGCTCCAACTCACGCTTCCGTTCCGCTGGTACTCGACACTGAACGACAACCATCGGAGCGACGCGAGCCGGACCACGGAGTTCAGCTACGACTTCGAGTCGGGCACGGTCACGCGCAGCATCATGGTAGATGCCGGGGCGCAGACCGTCATCGTGCAGATCATGGCGCGGGACCCGTACCCTCTGCTCGAGCGCGTGGTGTCGATGTGCCTCTCCGGCTTCGGCGCCGGCGAGTGGATCATCGGTGAACCGGTGCTCGCAAAGGCCGACACGGGTCGGGTGATCCTGAAGACCCACGAGGGGCGGGAGTACTACGAGGGCGGCGCGAGCTTCCACACCGACGCGGCTTACGAGTACTACGATGCCTTGGAGGACAACTTGGGCAGCGCGAACCTCGCCGAGGAGACGATGCGGTTCTTCGACCGAATCATCGGGCACCCGAGCGGACTCGACCTCACCACGGCCTACTCGCTGGTATCCTTCGCTTCGATCATCGAGCGCGTCGGCGAGGTCTTCCTCTGCCACAAAAACACGGCGGCCTGCGAGGACGCGCTGACCGATGACGAGGAGCCGCCGAACACGCTTTCCGGCCTCTACGCTTTCAGTATCTGCTACCCGAACGCTGACACAATGGGCGACAACTACCCCGAGACGCAGTACGACCCGCTGGAGCAGGCCATCAGTTAGAGGAGCAACGCGATGGGCAAGACTAGCGACAACGTAGTAGAGCCAGCAAGCGGCTCAGGAACGACTGAGTACACCGTAGCGACCCACTGGGACGGCACGGCGCACCACCAGAAAACCGGCGCTGAATTCATCGACGAGGATGGTGCCCTCTACGGCGTCAAGCAGGACGGTAATCGCCCCATAGTTATCAGCGTCTCACACGGAGATGCCATTTCCGAGGGGCTGTCCGGCCACTATCCCGTGCGCAGGTTCGGCCACAATGCTGCCGTAGGGGGCGCGTGGGAGACCGTCTATCACGGCTCCGACCTCTACACCTACCTCACCTCGGCAGAGCGCCTCTACGTGATAAGCGATGACACCGACGACGATGGCGCCCCGGTAGGCAACGGCGCGCGAACCGTCGTGGTCAAGGGCCTGGACGCGAGCTACGAAGTCCTACAGGAAACAGTCACGATGAACGGGACGACGCACGTCCTGACAGACGCCTCGTTCCTCCGCGTGACGAAGTGCTGGGTAGCGACGGCGGGGAGCACGGGCTACAACGAGGGCACCATCACGATCAAGAACAACGCGGAGGACAACACCCTGGATCAGATCGAGCCCCAGGAGGCCGAGTCGCACGCCTGCATACATACGGTGCCCGCTGACCAGACAACTTACCTCACCTTCTGGTCTGGTTCGGAGAGCTCGACAAAGGGCTGCGAGATTGCCTTCTGGGTCCGCGAGTTCGGCGGTATCTGGCGCTACAAGTTCGGCACCCTAACGCTCGACAACCTCTGGTGCTGCGAGTTCGCGTTACCCTACAAGTTCTCGGAGAAAACCGACGTGGAGGTTCGGGCGCTCTCTACGCTGGGCGGTGCGATAGTGACCGCTTCGCTGCTTGGCTGGCGCGAGGATGACTAGATGCTTCTCCTGATAGGGCGGCGCGGCACAACCGCCAACACGGCGCTCCGGTGCGGGACCTGGGTCATCGTCCCCGGCACCAAGTACCGTATCGTCACCGACAAGATCGTTGACGGGCGGGCGCACGGGAACGTGTTGGAGGGCGGGGTACTCGCGCCGAATGAGACGGACTTCATCACGCTCTGGCGCCGGGCGCCTACCGACGGCGCGGAGTGGGAGGCCGTCGAGGAACTCGACTCCGACGGCTGGGGACATTGGACGAGCACGAGCCTCCCGGAGCTCTGGGGCTACGTCGAGGGGGTTGGCCTGCGCTGGCAGTACGGCATCGGCCTGAACGCCGACGCCGTCGAGGCTATCGGCCCGAACGGCTACGCCTACACCCGCGAGTACATCGCGGCCGTCCTGAAGATCCGCAGCATCGACCTCGACCACCTGCGCGACTCCGAGGGCTCCATGCAGGTGTACTACACCAACCTCTCGGGGCAGATGATACGACGTCGCTACTGGGGGGACGACTCCGTGGCCGCGGAGACGGTCCTCTGGCCGGCGCAGCTCGACGATCACTCGCCGAGCATCATGCAGATACCGGGGCAGCTCATTCTCGTCTTCGGACGAGGAGCCGACGTGTACGCGGCGAACAGCCACGACAACGGGAGGACCTGGGAAGTGCCCAACCTAGCGATAGCAGACCGAGACGTTCCCGTCGCGGAGCTGTCGGCGCACCGCGGAATCATCTGCGTCATGGTCCACGACGGAGCGAGCTACTGCCGCCGTATACTCTACTGGGTCCAGATCGACTCGGTTGGCACATGGATCAACCTCGGTGGGGACTCCGCCGAGAAGGTGATCGTCGCCGCCCAGGATTCTCGGGGCAGCCTGAGGCAGGAGGTCGACGACAGCTTCACCTTCTTTTACGTTGACCCTACAGACGCCGTGCAGTATGTTCAGGGCAAGCTCGACGCTGCGAACACGGAGGACTGGGACTGATGGCCGAGTCCACCCGCCTCTACCCGATGACTTCAGTCCGTCTCTTCGAGCCGGGGGCCGATGGCTTCTGCTCCGACCCGGGCTGGTGGGTGCGGGACATCCTCACGCAGACGTGGCGCAACTGCCGGCCATCCACGATCGTGAGCGGCGGCGTCCACAAGCCGACCACGCGGCTGATCCACGAGCTCGGCGTCGTCGTCCCGAACTTCGAGGTCGTGCCGCGCGACACGCTACTCACCCACTGGACGGGCGGGTCGACCAGGCCCTCCCAGCCGACCGGCGGGTGGGAGGACTCGACGGCGCAGTTCGCGTTCAAACGACGGTTCTGCTACCAGCTCTATGTCTATCCGGACGTGGACTACTGGCTCGACTCCGACTTTGATCTACCCGAGGATCCGTGGTTCTCGTTCACGGTGGGGTGGGGGGGCCTCCACTTCGACGAGCTGTCGACAGTCGAGCCATACTTGAACGTCGTGTGGGGCGGCGGGACGTGGGCGATCCAGTGGACCACGGAGAACGGCCCGCAGCTCTTCAAGGCCGACGGCGGCGAGTGGCACTGGCGGATGGACCTTCCGAATCCGTGGGGCAAGGACTGGTCGATGTATCCGGAAGGCCAGGAGTACAAGACGGCCATCGTCATCGTGCTCCACGTCCGCGACAATATTGCAATTAGTTTCAACGGCGGCGAGTCATGGGCGACCTACCACGAGCCGGGCGGCGGCGCCCACGCGCAGCAGGGGCCTATCCGCGTCGAGGCTACCGGGCAGGCGATGCAGTGGTGGTGGAACGAGCTGCGGCCGCTGGTGCCGGGCCTCGGCGACGAGAAGTCGAGCTTCGAGAGTCAGCTCCATCCGATCTTCGAGGATCGTCTCACGACCCCGACCTACATCCTGAACGACGACTACCACAAGTTCGCCCCCGAGGACACGGACGTCGAGGTGAAGCGGGCCGATACACCGGAGCTGAACGTCACGGCCTACGAGGCCGAGTTCACCTGTGACCTGGTCACGACGGGCGGGTCCCCCCACTCGATGTACGCCTTCCCGGCGCTCGCCGGCGTGGACCTCTACTGGGACCCGGTGCTGGTGGCGCCGTCGCCGGCGGACTACTCGGACCTCGCCTGGTCGCCCGGCGTCGTGAAGGTCACCGTCGAGCAGCCCGACGACCTCACGGCCAACACGGCCATGATCGAGTCGCTGCTCGCGCCCGACGTGACCTTCGAGGGCGAGTATCGCTGGCGCTACGTCGAGATCGACACGGGGTTCCGCTACACGAACGACAGCTATGAGATGTGGCACAAGTTCGCGGGGTACGTGGACGAGGTAACCACGCGGCAGGAGCCGCAGTGGAGGCAGGGGCACCGGCTGAACCTGCGCATGGCCGACGCGACGTGGCGATTCAAGACCTCCGAGATCGACGAGGGATTCCGGCCGCTCGACAGCATGACCGTCAACGAGGCGATCCTGTACCTCAGCCAGAAGTGCGGCTGGCACGTTTCGCGCACCGACCTCGTCGCCAACACGCGCCAGCTCACGGACGGCGGGGCCGCCGACGTGCCCCTGTGGCATTGGGAGGGACCGCACCCGCAGCTCCGAGTCGGCATGACCGTGTGGGACGCGATGTGCCTGGTCGCCGACTTCGGCGGGGTGGAGCTGTTCGTGTCCGGCGACGGCGTCCTCAAGTCGCGGGTGCGCGGAGGAGTCGGCTCGACCCTTCACACCTTCGAGGGCGGGGCCACAGCCAACCTCGATGACGCGGTCCTGTCCGTCGAGTACTCGGCCAACGTGCGCGACCAGGGCACTCGCGTCATCGTCCGCGGCGAGGACCAGTACGGACGCGCCGTCGCCGCCTACGCCGTCGACTTCAGCCGCGAGCGCGTGACGACCCACGTCCCGTTCGTCGGCTGGAAGATGGCGCGGCGCATCGACGGGCACGAGTTCCGGGCGTTGCCGGAGGCGGTTTTTGTGGCGAACGACCAGTACGACCAGATGCACGAGTCGCCCTACGGGCTCGGCCTCGAGACCGCCGGCAACCCGGAGGTTTCGAGGCGCGACCAGCTTCAGATTCGGAACGTGGCCGTCGGGACGCTCGTCGCCAATCGATTCTTGGTGACGGAGCTCGCGGATGACTGGGGGCCGCACCTGCTCGACTGCGCCTCGCAGTTCACGGCGCGCCGGGTAGTCTGAGGAGACTTGTCATGTTGATAGAGATGAGGGGCGTCGATGGGCTGAAGCCCCATCCGAGCAACTACAACGAGCACGGCGAATCACAGCTCGGCCTGCTTGAGGAATCTATCGAAGATGACGGCGTGTACCGCAACGTCGTCGTCTCCTCCGACGGTTACCTACTGGCCGGCCACGGCCTCGTCGAGGCCGCGAAGCGTAAGGGCCTGACCGAGGTCCCGGTTCACGTACGGCCGTATCCGCACGACGACGAGAGGGCGCTACGGCTGTTGGTGCGCGACAATCGTTCCAGTGATCCGAGCGCCGAACGCGGCCCAACAGTCAACCCGATCAAGCTGCTGTCGTTGCTCGATCCGATGCCCCTCGAGCAACTGAGTTCCGTCGGCTTCGAGCCGATGGAGGTGGAGCTGATACGGACGGGCGCGAATAACGGAGAAGAGGACGCCCGCGAAGACCCCGGCGCTCAGGAAGTCGAAGGCCCTGTCTACTCGAAGCGCGGGGAAGTGTATGCGCTCGGGCGGCATCGGGTGATGTGTGGGGATGCGACGCAGATAGCGGACTGGGAGACGCTGCTTCAGGGCGAGCGGCCCGAACTACTCCTGACAGACCCGCCGTACAACGTCGGCCTCGAATACGGTGACAGCACCGACGATGACCGCGACGAAGACGCCTACGCGAACTGGACGCGCGAGTGGTTTGACTTGGCGCGGACGATGACGGAGCGGCAGATAGTGACGCCTGGGAACGACGTGGAGTTGTGGGCGGGCTATGGGCAGCGCGGGTGGGTGGGGACATGGCATAAGTCAAATTCGATGGCGCGTGGCAAGGTCTCGCAGTACCTTTGCGCGGAGCCACTGGTCTTCTTCGGGAAGCCCGGAGGCAACCGGCCA